TAATCCAAGCGTAGGATTAATTACATCATTTTGCGTTACCACTGTTTTGACTATCCCTCCCCCACCTGGATTATCTCCACCTTGGTATCCTTGTGTACCTCCACCTTGATTACCCAAACCCTCACCTTGGTTACCTCCACCTTGGTTTCCTCCACCTTCACCACCTTGGTTACCTCCACCTTGGTTTCCTCCACCTTCACCACCTTGGTTACCTCCACCTTGATTACCTCCACCTTGGTTACCTTCACCTCCACCAGCACCTTCACCACTTACATTTTCAAGGTCCTCAATAGATTTTAAAATCTTATTTAATTGGTCTTGAAATGCAGCTATATTTTGATTTTCTTTTTCTGCTGCCTTCCTAGCTTGTTCTCTTAAATCTAATTCTCTTTGATTATTTATTTTATCTTTACTTGCAACATCTCTTTGTAGAGAATTAAGTAAATCTGCTTGTGCATTTTGTGAGGAGGATTGCGCATTTAATTTAGCTTCTAACGCTGCAAGTTCAGATGATTTTTGACTTAATTCAGATTGACGAGTATTCAAAGATAGTTGAGAAGTTCTAATATTATTTAAAACCCTTTCAAGTTCATTTCTTCTTATTTTTTCAATATCATCTTTTACAGTATCTGCATCTTGCATTCTTCTCCATTTACCTGTATATAAAGTAGTTTCACTAACTCCTGATCCTGTAGGAATAACTTGAATAACTTGAAGCATATTTTTAGGAACAAAATAAGTAACCCCATCATATATCAATTCAAATAAATCTGTGTCTCCCTTAGAATAAAATTCTTTAGAAATAATATTAATTTCTTTATTAGCAATTCCTCCAACAAAATTGTCCATAACTTTAACTTTTATAAAGGATGGAACTTTTGATGTGATATAAAATATGCCACCTTCATTAGAATAAATAGCAGAAGAATCTTTCGCAGGTATCTTAAATACTATTTCACCTTCAGCTAAATTTGTCGAATAAAATCCTTCTAATTTAGAAAACCTTACTCTTTTTCCAGCGTATTCTATTACTAAAAATAAATCAACATCATAACGTAAATCTAAAGAAGTCGTAACATTATTTTCTAAATATCTATGCATTTTAAATTTAACATAGTTCTCATAAGGATGTATAAGCATAATAGCTTCGCCTTGTCCAAAAATAACATCCCAATTCCAAACAGATTCAGTAGTAAATGTTCCATCAGTTTTTAAGATTACATTAGATGTATTTACAGCTACTTCATTAAAATCAAAAAATGTAGGAGTATATAATTTTTCTACTCTTTTATCTACTACTTTTCTATTAACTTGAAGTTTAGTTTCTTCTATAATTTTGTTGTAAATTTTAAAGGATCTTACTGAACCCTCTAAATTAACTTTTTCTATTTTTCTTCCATGTCTTTTAGGCTCAAATGAAGTGATAGAGGCTGTCCTTACAATTTGATTTCCAGTATCTTTGTCTGTAAGTCTCATTACATAATCTATACTAAAGGAATATGCGGAATCTGCATTTTTTAAAATAGGCCTAAATTTTTTAGGCTCATTAAAATTACCTTCTTGTATAGAAACAAAATAATCGCTTTGTACTTGACTAAACCCTAATTGCTCATAAATATATAGTTCATGAAAAACATAATAATCTCCACCAACTGAATTTAAACTAGAAACTAAATCTTCTACAAATCCACCTTGCCATGAAGGGTAATATTCAAAACAATCTTCTTCATCATTTTCAATGATAACAGCACTTAATAAACTATATGCATCCTGTTGTTTATATGTTATATTTGTAACATTACCTGCCGTTAATGAAAGAACTGTTCCATTATCTGATGATGTAGTAATTTCTCTTAATGTAATAGAAATTAAACCGCTTCTCAAAAAACCTTTGTTATTAGAACTTAACCAATAAGCTAAAGCTCCAGATGTAGGGTTAGCATAAAATTCATCGTTAAGACTAAAAAGAGAGGGTATTAACACTTCAATATATCTATCATAACTTCGTCCTGAAATTACAATTGGTCTAGCATTGAATTTAATAAACTCATCGCCTTTTAAATAAGCTATTTGAGCAACTGTACAATTCTTTCCAGAAACTTCAGGGTATTCAACACTAAGAAGTAAACCATCTAAATCTTCTAGATTATATCCTGATAGTAAATGTAATTTTAAAGTTTCATATTCAACTGGCCATTGTGTACTAGTATAATCACTTAATAAACTTTGAGAAAGATTTGCAGAATCATAACTATTATAAGGGATAGCTCTATCTTGATCTAAATGTGCCCAAGTTCTAGAATCAGTCAAACGTACAGCAGATCTATCTAAAATATTAGATGTTGGATTATTTCCTTTTGTAACATTCAGTAATTGTCTTTCATTTGTATATGAAGAATTGAAAAACAAAAAAGACTGCGTATTGGTAGATATTACTGTAGTGTCGTAATCTAATTCTACCAAGGCATAAGGCGTTATTTGAAGTAGTGATTTAGCCATTTTATAATGAAGTTTTTACAGTTTTTGATGTACTTGCTACTTCAGCAGTTGCAGCAAGTGCTGAAAGTACTCCTGGTGATGGAGGCCATTTTGCATCTGCTGCTGCTGCTAATGCTTTTAAAAAAACCCAAAGGGGCTCCGCACATATATTTGAAAATACTGGAGCTGCTCCTAATTCTGTTTTCACACCATTAACATGTACATTTGAACTATTTATTTCTATTTTAGTTGGAGCTGTTGCTTCAATTTTATTATTAGCTACAATAGTTATATTTGATCCATTTAATTCTATAACTGACTGAGTTGCATCATGTTCAATAGTTATAGATTTATCAGGATTTATCGTTACATGAGATCCATTAAAATGGTATTTTAAACCAATTGAAGGACTATATAGAATTTTCATATTTTCATCTTCATCGTAAGTAATTACATGAGAATTTAAATATGAATCATTCAATTCAGACTTCATAGTTTCATTTGCAATTGGAATACTCCAATATACAGGAAAATATGTGTCTCCATTTTCAAATCGTATTCGTACTATAGTATCCAATTTTGGAACACTTATAGATCCATAACCTTTTGATTCTCCTCCTGCAAATGACATATTATAAGCAGGAAACGCCCAAGGTAGATCGTTGTCTTGTAATTCATCGAAGACCCCAAGAACTTTTACTTTACATCTACCGATTCTTTCAGGATCATCATTGATTACTACTTTTCCAAAATATGTATTATTTCTTTCCATAGTATTTATATATCAAAAAAATAAAAACATAAAATTATTGTGAGTTTGAATCTTTAGGATTTTTTACAACAGACAGTTCTCCAGAAACTTCTCTTATTGGTGTATTAACTGAAGGTACTCCTAATTGTACATTTTTGTAACCTGTATTCTCTTGAACAGAAGGTGCTTCTAAACCTACATTTTTATAATTTGTATTTTCTTGAATAGAAGGTGCTTCTAAACCTACATTTTCAGAAGTTGTATTCTCTTTAGTAAAAGGAGTTTTAAAACCTACATTTTCAGAAGTTGTATTCTCTCTAGTAAAGGGAGTTTCAAAACCTACATTTTCAGAAGTTGTATTTCCCATAACAGAAGATGTTTCAAACTCTATACGACTTTGTGGCAGTGTTTGATTATTACTTTTTATCCCTATACCTTTATTTTCCTGAAATACATTTTGACCTATTGTATATGAAGAACTTCTTGTTTCTGTATCAACATTTTTTGTTGGTAGAACCTGTAGAGGTTTCGAAATTTCTAGTTCAACATTTCCTTGGGAAGTTTTTTTATTTTTATTTATACCTAGAGTACGTTGACCTTCAAAAGCATTACTTATGGTATTACTCTGAGGCTGCTTACCTTCTAATTCTACATTTTGATTAGGTAGTAAAGTAGCACCCTCTTTACCTTCTAGATTAATATTTGTAGATGGAAATGTTGTATTTATATTTATAGCACCTTTCAATTCTACATTATCATTCATATGATTTAATGGAGCTGTACCTTCTAAACGAACATTTTTATCCATTTTTGTAGTTATACTTGCACTGTTTAATTCAATTTTTTCAGAAATTTTATTTTGTACTGTAGCTCCTACAAGATTAACATTAGTTTCAGATAAATTCGTAAGAGGTTTTGTTCCAAGCAATGTTTCTGTTCCTAATGAAGATAAAGTATTCGGAACTTCATTTTTCATATTACCTATATTATTTTCAGAAAAAGCTGTGACAGGCTCTTTGCCAAGTAACGTTTCTTTTCCTAATGAAGTAGATGTTAAGCTTTCATTATATTCCATATTTCCAACATTACTCTCAGAAAGTTTATCCGCTGGTGTTTTTCCATTTAGTTCTGCAACTCCAAGTTCTTTTACAGTATTTTTATTATTTCCAGTTAATTCAACATTACTTTCATTCAATTTAGAAATTGGTAGTGTTCCTATTAAATTAGCATTTTTAATTGAACTTGACTTAATTGCACTTCCTTCTAAATTTACATTGTCTTCAGCAAACTTAGTTTGAGGTTTTATTCCATCTAAATCAGCTGTAGTTTCATTAAAACTTGTTTGCTTAGTGGGAGAAATCAATTCTTCTTTTAAATTAGGAAGATCCCTTAATACTTTTGATTCTGTAAGATCTATTTTAGATTCTTCAAATTTACTCAATGGTGTTTTTCCAGCTAAATCTACATTTGTAGAACTTAAACTATTTAAAGGCTCTGTACCCTCTAAATTAATTTTACTTTGAGCTAAATCTGTGAGCACTTTTGCACCCACTAAAGTTTCATTTGCAGAAGCGAATTTTGTAAGAGGAGTTGTACCTGTTAAAGTTATAGATTTTTGATCAAAACTCAATAATGGATCTTGACCTTCTAATATAACTTTTGCAGGATCAATTTTCTTTAGTGCTTCAGCTCCTGTTAGTTCTGCACTTGTAGGTACTAAGTCTTTTAAAGATTCAGCCCCAATTAAATTTGCATTTACAGGTACTAACTCTTTAAGAGGTTCTGCACCTACTAAATCTGCATTATTAGGTACTAAGTCTTTAAGAGGTTGTGCACCTACTAAATCTGCATTATCAGGAATCAAGTCTTTAAGAGGTTCTGCACCTACTAAATCTGCATTATTAGGAATCAAGTCTTTAAGAGGTTGAGCACCTACTAAATCTGCATTATCAGGAATCAAGTCTTTTAGAGGTTGAGCACCTACTAAATCTGCATTATCAGGTACTAAGTCTTTAAGAGGTTGAGCACCTACTAAATCTGCATTATTAGGGGTTAAATCTTTTAGAGGTTGAGCACCACTTAGATTTGCACTACTTGGAGTTAAATCTAATTTTTTACCTGCTCCTTCCAAGTTTATTAAAGATTCATCAAATGTAGTTTTTTTAGTTGCTCCAGTTAAAACTTCTTTTTTAGGATTAATTTTAGTTTCTTTTCTAACAGTTTGGAACTCAATATTTTGAGGCATTTCTTTTTCAACTCTTGAAGCTTGTAGATCAATATTTTTTTGATCAAAAAGTTTTTCAGTTGGATTAGGATTATTAAATAAACTTCCCCCAGGTCTTCCAATTGATTGAAATCTTGGATCTGCACCTTGACCTGAAAGATTTGCTTGAATGTCGCTTAAAGACTTTTGTACATTTGGTGCTACTAATTCTAATTTAGTTGGAATACCATCCCTGAGATTTGGTTGTATTGGTCTTCCTGAAGATTCTATGTTAATACCTAAAGCACCTGCAATAGCAGGATTTACAAAGTTTTGAGCTACTTGATTTAAATCTCCATTTAAAATACCAAGCCCTATACCTGCTGCTGAACGATAAAGATCATTACCAAATACATTCTTTGTGATTTGTTCAGTTGCCAAACCTAAAGCTTCTTGAGCTATTTCTGATGCAGTATCTCCAGCAAAATCAACAATAGAGCCTAAAGAACCTAAAATTCCACCTCCACCACCAAGATTTGTACCTTGCGTGATACCATCTATGCCTAAAGCAGCAGCAGCAGCATTTGCACCTTGAGATATAGCACTTCCAAATCCACCATCTTCAGTAATAATTCTTTTATTATCCCCTTTATCTCTTTCTAGATTTTGATAATTATTCCAATAAGGAACCTTAGGTTTAAAAGCCGCATTTAAAGTTTGAGAAAGTTTTATTACATCTGATTTATTTTCAGACTTTAAAAAATTTTCAATTAAATTATCACTTAATGAATATTCCAAAAGACTATATGTATTACTTTCTATAACTCTTCCTATTTTTATTTTTAGACTCTGAGCAAGAGTAGTATCTTTAAGTCTTGGGTGACTTAAGCTATTTATTCCACTAAAACTATTCATATCAAATTCACAATCTTGACAGTCAAATACTAAACATGAAAAATGATTATCCCACCATTGAAGTCTTTTAACAAAAGATAAAGATCCATCACGAACTTTACCTAGAAGTTTTCCACCTATATTACTAGCATTAAAAATATCTATATCTCTTAATGCTTGTAACGCTTGTTTACCATTTATAGAGTAATTATCTTCTGTTATAGCTAATTGTCTTGCATCTCCGACCATAATAGTCATTCGAAATCTTCTCATATTGACAGGTAAAACCCATCTTCTATACTTCCTATCATATGCTGCTTTTCTATAAAGATCCTTTAAAGCCGTAATCCTAAAGTCAATACTATCCAATGTAGATATGTCAATAACTGCATCCGTAAGTCCTGCTTCACCTCTACCTTCAGATGGATATGCATGTTTAAATAAACCTTCTATTCCACTTATACCTTGAAAATACCATGGGGTTTGTTCACTAATTGACTTTAAAGCTAAGTTGAATTTTCTTAGCATAATTGCTCTTTCAGGCTCCCCTACATTATACAGAAATTTTATAGCTGATTCTGGAGCTACCTGAGACGTTTCATCTTTGAGGTCACTTAGTAATCTATTTGTAACATAATCTGGGTGCTTTGCTTCTGGTGGGTTAAAAGCAAACTTAATATGAAATATAGGATATGTAGGGTCTTCATGATTATAATTATTTAGTATTCCAGGATCCACTATACTAGAAATACCTAAAAACTTACGTAAAAACTGATCGGCTGCATACATCATAATTTTAAAAATTAAACTTTGTTTTTATTCTTCAAAAGCACCATCATTATTTAGTTCTCGACCACTAAAACCATCTTTAGCCGTTATATCACCTTCTGTATCTTTTTCGTCATTATAATCGTTAAACTCTTCTTTATTTTTAATTTGTAAATTTTTTATAAAATCTTCAAAATGTAAGATACTACCATGTGGTTGAAATTTCACAATTCCTTTTTCTGGATGATAATGTTTCATAGGATCATTTTTCTTTGATTTCCTATCTTTTTTTGTTTTATCTAAAAAATTTTGAGTATACAAACCATAAGAATTAAAAGAATCCCCACTTCCTGTTGTAGTAGCAGTTGGTGCTGTAACTGAACCCATACCTGGAGTACTAGCTAGTGTTGCAAACTCTTCGTCTACATGCATAGGAAGATTTTTTTCAGATGTTTTTATATAATGTGTAAGCTCTCTTACTGTCATTGAATCAGCAATATCTTTTACTTCTTGAGAAGGTTCAGATTTTAATTTTCCTAATTTATAAGCATAAGCCATTCTCATAAGTCTTAATTGTGCAATTGATTTAGCAGGCATATCTAATATTTATTTTATATATCTTGTTATAATACAATCAATTAAATTGTATAAACCAACTTGGTGGTGCTTCTTTATCAATTTGTTCTTTAACTTCTTGTAACTCTTTTTCGCCTGCATCTTTTAATATATTACCATTTAATGTGACTCCCGATGGTAATTGAAATGTATAAAGAGTATACATAAATCCTAATTGAATTTTACTTTTAGCAAAAACCCATCTTATAAATAAATCATCATTATAAAGAGATTCTTGAGATATCTTTGAATAACATTTAACAACTGAACTCGTTCTAGGATTTCTACCAGTAACTTTAATTCTTTTGGAATTTTGGTTAAACGAATAAGCTATAGTATCCAAGAAGTATGCTTTTGTAATATCCCAATATGCATATTGAGCAGTTCTCATAACCAAATCAGTGCCAGTAACAGGTGATAAAAATAATTCAGATGCTATAATCTTATTTTCAGTAATATCACGATCCACAATACCAATACGAGAACCTCCTCTAATTTCCCTAAAATCAGAAATTGTCATTACACAATCAGGTAACTGTACAAATCTTCTATTTTTAAATTCTTGAGATTCAAAATAAGAATGTGGAATAATATAAAAGTCACTTTCTACTGCGTTTTTATAATTTATAAAAAACCAGCGTTCAGCATTTTTTATAATACGTTCAATTTCTCTAGGGGATATTGAGTTTGGTAAACCACTCGAAACAGTAAGTTCATCTTGAGTTAGTTCAACGAGTTCATCAAGTGTCATAGCAGTTGAAATTTATTTATTACTTTATATATCTAAAAGTTTTAATTTTAGAAAAATAAATAGCTATAACAGTGTTAAGAAGAGAGGTTAGTTGTATAAATTGATAAAAATTTTCTGAAGGTCTATGTATTCTTCAAAAATAACTTTATGCTCTTGACATATTTCTATTAAGGTAAAAGAATCTTGAGTTGTTTTAAGCTTGGAAGTATTAAGATCTATTTCAACTAAAATTGTATATAAATCTCTATAATCAGGTAGGTTTTCTATTTGTTTTTTAAACTTCTGAGAAAGTATGTAGACAAAGTTTTGATCTTTTTCAATCATATTATCATACATATCATTTAATAAAGTTTCAAAGTTAGTTCTAATTATCTCAATCCTTTCTGTGGAATCTGATATGACTCGAATCATTTCATCTACATTTGTTCTATCTTCATAGAATTCAGAAGCTGCTAATGCAACCATAAGAAATAGTAATTTTAAAAATAGTTATTATTTATAAAGTATTAAAACATTCTAAATATCTTAAATCTTTAGTATATAGAAATCTATATATCTAAGTTAAACTATTTTTTTACATATAAAACAAAAAGAAATAAAAATAATAATAAAAAAAGTAGAAGTGATACATACGTATATTTTCTTTTAGGCAATAAAAATTTCCAATAAGAACATAATGTGTTAGAAATAAAATAAATTGAAATGAGATTGAGTATAATAATAATTAAAAAAAATATTTCTTTCATAAAAAAGAACCTACTAAAAAAATGATACAAATTGAAATAGATATAAACATTATATTATCTTCAGTACAATGATATTCTGGAAATATTTTATTCTTCATCAGTTTCTTCATCATCAGTTATTAATAAATTTGTTTTAAAATAGTGCCATCCATCTTCATCTAGAAATATAGATTCTTGATTTTCTTCATCCACATATATGCTAATAAGAGGATAATCTAAAAATAATACATTATCATCTTCATCTTCAAATCTTCTATATATTATTTGAAAATCATCCATTTCTTTTGGGATAGCATTTACAAATTTTCTTAACTCACTAATTTTCATAGCTATGATTTTTTTAATTCTTCTATACTAATGTGAGAAACATCTTGAAATTTTAACCCATTACCAAGTAAAAATGTATATATTAACTCACTCTCTTTAATAGAAAGTTCAGTTTTTCTATTTATTTTAGCCATAATAGTGGAATAATTAATATTACACTCTTCACATAACTTTTTTATTTTAACGATTTCACTTAATCGCTCTAAATCATCAATTGTAATCATTGTAATTTAACCAATATGATCGTGCATATTATTTTATGCAAAATAATATATTTGTTCATTCAATTTAGAAATAAAAATAAAAAGCCCTGATTTCAGGGCTTAATTTAACTTTTTTTCTTCCTTCCTCTTCTCGATTTACCCGTTTGGGGTTCCTGAGATTTCTGAATGAAATCTGTACCTGTCGTTAACACTTCATTCTTTTTTATTTTAACAGTATCTTTGTCTTTGACTTTTCTATTCTTTTTAACTTTTTTATGAGTAGAATTAATACTTTCTACATCTTCTGGAATTGGATATAATTCAACATTTTGCTTTTCATTTGAAGTTTCAACAGATTCTTTTTCTGAATCACTAGAAGGTTTTTGAAAAAGAAATAAATAATCAGAAATAAAAAAATATGCAGAAACTAAAATTATTAAAGAAAAGCTTATTAAAAAAATTGTCATATATCTTACTTTATTTTTAAGTGAAATTTATATATCATTTTTAAAAATAAATTTTAATCAGAAAACCTTTTTTTATATTCTTCCAATCTAATAAGAACATTAGGTTCTTCTTCCATGAAATGTTCTTGATTCATTCGTTGAATTAATTTTTTTAGTATTGGATTTATTTTTGATTCATCTAATTCTATCTTTTGTTGTTTTAAATTTCTATATGATAAATTTCTTCTTCCATATTCTTCATTCATAATTGCAAATGCTCAAAAGTTTAAAATAAAATTCATCCATATCTTCTTTAGATATTTTATCAAATGTATCTTCCATTCTATGACACAAATTCCAAATGTTTGGATAACCATAGCCATTTAAGGCAACATCTATATCATAATCATCAAGAATTCCTATACACATTGCAGGTATTCCATGTAAAGAAAGAACAAAGGCATCATTATATGGAGTTTGGACTTTTTTTGCATTAAGTAATTGTATATAAGGATCACATATATCCTCAAATTTTTCAAACGAACTTACCCATATATGTTTTCCTAGTCCTGTTAGTTCCAAGTTTATACAAGCGGATATATCTCCAAACTTACCACATTTAATATCTTCAGAAAGAACTTGACTTCCACAACAATATGGATTTACATGTTCTTCTGAATCAACTATTGCAATATGTATAGGTATAGGAGGAGGATTATCATTTAAGTCTAATGCCAATTTTAACAAATGACTTATAGATGCAGTATTATCCTGACAATTTTCAGAATCTTCATTTACAATATCATGATGTGCTAAAAACATAAGCCCTGGAATATTTAAATCCTTTGAAAAAGAAATATAAATATTTGTAAAATCCCTTTTATAAAATGGAACATTATAATGGATAGTTTCATATGGAATATTAGACTCAACAAGAATTCTGGTTATTTTATTAAGTCTTGGATTCCATGTAGGAGCGTGTTTATCAAAAGATGAATGAGATAATATCTTTGAAAATTCTTCAAGAATATCATATGAGCTTTTTGTTTTCCAATTATTCATTTTATTACCTTTAAAATTATGTTAATACAAATATAATAAATAAAATGATAATAAAAAATAAATTTGTGGAGGTGAGGGGAATCGAACCCCTGTCTTAACTTCCAAGTTATTAGAACACTACAACCATATCTCTTTTATAATAAGTTATCTATTTAGGCAAAGAGCAGCCGATAGCAACTGTGCTTTCTAAAGTTCTTCATAAAACGAAAGCTTCTTATGATATATGTCGTTATAAGCGACGAGTGATATAATGAGAACGACCGCAAATTATATCACTCGGAATCAAGCCGCTATTGCGTATTGGTTCTGAGATACTTCAACCATTGGATAATGATTGAAAATATGTGTGTTTTTGCCATTTATAAATTACTCAGTTGTATTATCGTGCTCCACCGAGTATCAGCACGGGTTGCTTCTTGATGCGTCAAAAGCTAATCGAAACCAATGACACCCCCATTTATTATCAATATAGTAAATTATTTTGAAAAGTTCAAATTATTTATTAAAATAATTTAAGAAATAAAAAATCCATGAGAAAATGATGATCTATCTATAAAATAATCTATTTTATTTCCATTAAGTTCTTCATTTATTTCTACCTTTTCCAAATTTCGATAGAAATAACATAACCCTTTTTTTAAATCCTGAGTATTTTCTATAAAGAATATACAATCCCTCAATGAATAAGCAGCCCAATCTATATTACTATAATCATTACTATTATATTCTGTAGGGTAGAATATTTCTAGATATTTAAATATGTCTTTATGTATGAATATATTTTTACGAACACCAGAAATAGAAATTTCAACAATATTTTTTTTATTAGACTTGATCTTACATTTATCTGAATCTATTACCCATCCTTTATTTCTTACATCCCAATGGATGGATACAATTGTAATCATGTTACAAAGTTAAATTTAACCTATATATTTTTTATTATGTATACGATATATCATAATTGATTAATTAAAACATTTTCTTATTAGTTTGAACTAATTGCAATTTTATAATAAAAAGGTTATAACTAAAGTTGATTATTCATTTTTAAAAGAAAATATGAAATCTCATTTAATTCCTTACGTAATTGAACAAAGTTCACGAGGAGAACGATCATATGATATCTTCTCAAGATTATTAAAAGATCGAATTATTTATTTGGGTAGTGGTATTGATGATTATGCTTCTTCCATAATTATAGCCCAACTTTTATTTTTACAGTCTGAAGATCCTAATAAAGACATACATCTTTATGTAAATTCACCAGGAGGCAGTGTTAGTGCAGGTATGGCTATATATGATACTATGCAATACATAAAGCCTGATGTATCGACGATATGTGTTGGTATGGCAGCTTCTATGGGTCAAGTGATTTTGACCGCAGGAGCAAAGGGGAAAAGATATGCCTTGCCACATTCAAGAGTTATGATGCATCAGCCTTTAGGTGGTACACAAGGTCAAGCATCAGATATAGAAATTTATACAAGAGAAATGATTAAAATTCGAGAAAGTTTATATAGTGTAATTTCAAAGCATACAGGTCAGAGTGTTGAAAAAATTATGAAAGATGCAGACAGAGACAATTGGATGTCTTCTGAGGAAGCATTAAATTATGGTATCATAGATAAAATTCTATAGCAATTGTAGTGTATTACAATTGATATATAAAATTTAGAAAAGATACTACCAATAACTAGAACAAAAAGGAACATATATGGAAGCAAATTTCTCGGAAGGACTTCAAGAAGTCATTAGAAATTCAAGAGAAGAAGCAATGAGATTAGGACATGATACCATTCAGATAGGACATCTACTATTAGGTGTTTTAAAACGTAATGAAGGTATAGGAATTGAAGTACTAAAATCTCTTAATACAGATTTAAAACAATTACAAAAATCAATTGTTAAAGAATTAGATACAAGTAAAGTTTCAATCCAAACGACAAATTTATCTGTTTCAAAAACAGCTGAAAAAGTATTAAAGGTAACTTATTTAGAATCTAAATTGTACAAATCTGAGAAAATAGGAAGTGAACATTTAATACTATCTATTTTGAGAGATGAGGAGAATGAAGCTTCCAAATCTTTGCACGCTCAAGATATAAATTATGATACATTTAGAAAAGAATTAGATTTATACATTAACAATGATGATGAAACATTATCTTCAACCATAAACAGATCTGCATTAAAAAAACCTAAACCTAATACTACAACTAAAACCAAAACTCCAGTTTTAGATAATTTTGGAAGAGATTTAACAAAGTTAGCGGCAGAAGGAAAATTAGATCCAGTAATTGGTAGAATTAATGAGATTGAAAGAGTTGTACAAGTTATTGCAAGAAGAAAAAAGAATAACCCTGTTTTAATAGGTGAACCTGGTGTTGGTAAAACAGCAATAGTTGAAGGTTTAGCTTTAAAAATAATTGAAAGAAAAGTTCCAAGAGCTTTAATGAACAAACGTGTTATTTCTTTAGACTTGGGATCAATGGTTGCAGGGACTAAATATAGAGGACAATTTGAAGAACGTATGAAGTCTGTTGTTCAAGAACTTGAAAAAAATGAAGATATAATATTATTTATTGATGAATTACATACTCTTGTTGGTGCTGGTGGTGCTTCTGGTTCTTTAGATGCTGCTAATATGTTAAAACCAGCTTTAGCTAGAGGTGAGATTCAATGTATTGGTGCATCAACACTCAATGAATATAGAGAACATATTGAAAAGGATGGTGCTTTAGATAGAAGATTTCAAAAAATAATTATAGAAGCTCCTACTAGAGAAGAAACATTAGAAATTATTACTAATGTGAAAGATAAATATGAAAAGCATCATGGTGTAAAATACACTGACGATGCTATCAAAGCTTGTGTAAAATTATCTGAACGATATATTACTGATAGATTCTTTCCAGATAAAGCATTTGATGTACTAGATGAATCTGGGGCTAGAGTTAGATTATCAAATATCGAAGTGCCAAAAGAAATTTTGTCATTAGAACAAGAATTAGGTGAAATTAGTATTGAAAAAAATCAGGCTATAAGAAATCAAAATTTTGAAGAAGCTGCTAAACTTCGTGATAGAGAAAGGAATATACAGGTAGATTTAGAAGCAATAAAATTTTCATGGGAAAAATCTTTAGATGATAATCAACAAATTGTAACTGAGGAAGATGTAGCAAAAGTAATTTCTATAATGACTGGTATTCCTGTTACAAAGGTATCTGAAGATGAAGCAAAAAAACTTATGAACATTAATAATGAATTAAAGAAATACGTTATAGGTCAAAATGAAGCGATAGATATTTTAGCAAAATCAATCAGAAGATCAAGATCAGGTCTTAAAGATCCTTCTAGACCAACTGGAGTATTTCTATTTACTGGTCCAACTGGTGTAGGTAAAACAGAGCTTGCTAAAACATTAGCTAAACATTTATTTGATAGTGAAAATTCTTTAATTAGAGTAGACATGTCTGAATATATGGAAAAATTTTCTGTAAGTAAATTAATTGGAGCTCCTCCAGGCTATATAGGTTACGAAGAAGGTGGTCAATTAACTGAAAAAGTTCGAAGAAAACCTTTTAGCGTAGTTTTATTAGATGAAGTAGAAAAGGCACATCCAGATGCTTTAAATACATTACTTCAAGTATTTGATGATGGTCATCTTACTGATGGATTAGGAAGAAAAGTAGATTTTAGAAACACAATACTAATAATGACATCTAATATTGGACAAAGAGATATTAAAGCTGGTGGAAGTTTAGGTTTTTCTATTAATAAAGATACTAGTGATGAATCGCATATTATAGAAACAATAGATTCAGCTATAAAAACTATGTTCTCTCCAGAATTCATCAATCGTCTTGATGGTATTGTTTATTTTAAAAAGTTAAAAAAAGAAGATATGATAAGTATCTTAAATATTCAACTCCAAAAATTAGAAAGTCGTTTATCTGATAAACATATAACGTTAAATATTTCTAAAACATGTAAGGAGTTTTTAGTAGATAAAGGATTTGATGAAAAATATGGTGCACGTCCATTACGAAGAAGCATTCAAAAATATCTAGAAGATCCATTATCTGAAGAATTACTGTCTGGCTTAATTAAAGATGGTTCTGAAGTGAAAATAAAAGTTGATAAAAAACTTGATAAACTGATCTTCACTTATAATACTAACTTAGAAATAGAAGCATAAACTAAAAAGGAGCTAAATATTAGCTCCTTTTTTTATAGTGTATCCACTTGATATATGTACTAAAAAACTTATTAACTATATTAGGGTAAGGATGTTCATATACTACCTTTATGATGCCAGCTTGTATTATAGATTTGGTACAATGCTCACATGGTTCATGTGTACAAAATAAAGTACTATTTCTTCTTAAATGTGAATCTACAGATAAAATAGCATTTATTTCAGCATGAACGGTCCTAATACATCTTCCTTCTTCATTCTTTAAGCATCCTTCATCTAAACAATGAGGCATACCTTTTGGAGACCCATTATATCCAGTAGATAATATTTTATTATCTTCGGCTACGAGAACACATCCAACTTTTAATCGCAAACAAGTAGATCTTGTTGAAACTTTTTCGGCTATATCTAAAAAGTATTCTTCCCAACTTGGTCTTGTATCATTCATATAATTTAAAAATTAATCTAAAAATCTAATAGTAGATAATAATTCATAATTAGAACCATTTTTTGAAATTACCAATAAAGGTTTATTTTCCATTCGAGTAACTCTTATAGCATGAGCAGTACCTTTAGAATCTCCATCCCAAAATGCTATAACAAAATCTGAATTATCTATAATTGAAATATTTCTTAAAAAGCTTGCTTTTGTTCCTAATGTAGTCCAATCAGCATAGCATATTTTGGTTTCTATATTTTTGTCTTTTGCCCATGACTCAGCTATTAAATCTGCACCCTGTGAATCACCAGTAATAATTTTATCGAATGGGCCTAAATCCTTATTAACTCTACATAGCCATGCGAATATTAAGTCTCTATCTATAAATGTTCGACTTCCTACTACTCCTAAATTGAGATATATGTTTGAATTATTTTCTAAATGTATCATAAAATATTAATGTTAAAGACCTCTATATAGTTTTCTTTTTATATCAAAAACTCTATCAATTAATTCTTTACTATATTCTATATTACAATCCATAGTTATTTTATTATTTAGAGCTTTATTACTATAACTTATAGAATTATAAAAACTTTGTTGATATCTAGATATAGATTGAATAGTTTTTGAATGTTTTTTTTCAATATTTTCAAATTCGTTTAGTAAACCATGAGCTAACAGACATTTTTCAATATCCATAAGATATAGATCGGTATGTAAAGAATAAGAAGATATATTTTGCATAATTATTTTAAATAAATATGACAGATATTATAGTTAAATGCATAACTATAATTCAGTCCGTTTAAACTTAAATTGGATAATGAAGGTTATTAAAATGTCGTGTTATATATATTATCTATAAGATGTGCTGATTTGTAGTCCTTTTCAGTTACCTTGTTTTCTTCATGAGATTTTAAAAAAACCTTGACATACTTGTAATCGTATATCAATATGTCAGGATGATGTTGAATTTCTTCTGCAAAATCAGCTACAGCATTTACAAATAATATAGCTTTATTAAAATCTTTAAATTCAAATATTCTGTAGATAGAATTATTATCAAATCCCCAATTATCCAAATTTGTTTGATTTTCTACTCTATCTAAATATTTTTTATAATTAGTAAAAACAGCCATTTGATAGTATATTTTAAGTATATATATGAAAATACTATTGTATTTGACAAAAAGATTTGCAATCAAAATTAATATTGTGTTGAATCTTCATCAGAAGCAAATAATAAACTAATCTGTTTAGCTACCATTTCTCCATTAGGTTTACAATAGATTTGAAATTCTACAGCATCACCTATTTCTAAATCTTCAAAATTACAATTAATAATATCTTTAGCATGGAAGAAAATGTTATGTTCTGGATATAAAATAAATCCATAACCATTTTTGATACTTTGTATTTCTGATTCTACTCTTTGTTCAGGATCGAACTCAACATCTGGAACTTGATTTGATAAATCACTATCTTTGGTATCGTAAGATTTATATTTTAAATATTTAGTTTTATAGTTACTTGTTTGATAACCTTCTTTTTGTTCTTTATCGTTTTTTTGTACAAATATAGATTTTAACTCTTCAGAATTATTTAAAAATTCTTTTGCAACATCTATAAACCATGTTACTTCTTCTGTTAAATCACGAGATGTTTTAGTAACCTGAATTTCTCCTTCCTGCTCCCATTCAAGATTCCAACTTAAAAGCATAGTTTTAGCACCTAACGAATGCAATTTTCTTATAAGAGGCTTAAAATCTGTATCACTTGTTACTATAACAACTATATCTAAATTCTTTTGTAGTGCAGCTTCATATGCATCTAAAGCAAGCCAAACATCAGTTCCCTTTTCAATCATCTTCCCACGTTGTTTTTTTATCGGAATATAATGTGTAGTAATACCATCATACATACAAGCATCATCAAAAACTCTTTCACCATATAATACATCTCTTTCATCTGCTGACTTTGCTGTAAATCTACCTTTATAAATATGAGAATCAACAATTTTACAAAACTCTACATTTATATCTTCTTTCTTAGCAATTAATTTTACAGCAAAATCTTGTAATCCTTTTAAATAAAGACGGCTATGTATTGCATGTCTATATACATAAAAATCAGAAACATGGTTAATAAAATTACCGTCATAAAATATACCAATTTTCAAAGTCTTTTTATTCATAACTAAATATCAATTAAATATACATATTATTTTATAAAATAAAAGGGTCTCATATTATAGAGACCCTTTATCATTCACAATGATTTTATTTAGCAGAACTATTTGCAATCATTTCTTTTAATAATTTTGAAACTCCAAATTTAACTACTGTTTTTTCAGGAACTTGAATAGTTTCTCCAGTGATAGGGTTTTTTACTTCTCTAGCTTTACGATTTGTAACTTTAAAAGTTCCTAAAGTTCCAAATGGTACATTTTGACCTAATGCTAATTGTGTTTTTACAATTTCATCAATAGCTGAAATGACAGAATCAATTGTTTTTTTATCTTTTTCAGACTTTTCAACAAGAGTTTTAATAAATTCTGTTTTGGTCATAATAACTCCAAATATATAAATAAAAAAATTGCCTGTGCAGGCAAATTACTAAATAAAAATAAATTATAATATATTTTCATTCATCAACATTACAAAAATACAAATAAAATAAACAAACCCCAAATTTTATTAATTTTACAATATGTAAAACTTTTTAAAATATTTAATAATTTTAAAACAAATTCATAAAAACTAAACGTTAGTCTATAGTAAAAGTTACTTAATACACTTTTAAATTACCATGTTAAAATAGTTGATACAGGACTTGTAGTAGAAAAAAGTGTTTGTCCATTTCTTACAAATAGAGATGAACTACCCCCATCCAAATTGATAGCGTGATAAGCCCCAGCATTTAGTAATTTATTTGCAAACCCTATTAAGTCACTTCTAGGAGTAACCATAATGATAATTTCGTTTTTCAATGTTGTACCTATACCAGTTCGGGGTCTTAGCTCAGCGTCTTTATTACCTTGCGTATGTTTTTGAATAACTCCATTTTTAACTAAAGAAACACTACCAGAAAATGCTTCAATTGGATATGGATCTTCAGAAATATTATCAACTATCTTTAATTCTGGTTTAATAACCATCATAGGCCAACGTTTACCTAAAGTATCAAGTTTTGCTCCATGGTTTATACTTTTCGAAAAAAAGTTTGCGGTGGGTTTACCGCTAGGTTCAAAAAAACTAAGATTTATAAAGTTTTTATTTCCTCTATCAATCCATTCACTGATAGTCAGTTTACGAAAATTAAAATCAAAATCAACTTTAATTGCTAATGGATCTATTATTTCTATTAGATCTCCACCACTATCTTTAATAATAGATGGTTTTGGTTTAAACATTGATTTGGCATAATTCGTATAGTCTTTTCCAGCAGGAGAATTTTGAGGCTTATATGATTGCATATAATCATCAAGTTCATTTAATTTAGTATTTCTATTTTCATTAATACACCAATCTTCAAATCTTAGTATTTTCATAATTTAAAATTCCTTTAATGATGATAGAGCTTCATCAAATATACTAGGTCCCTTTTGAATATTTGCAACCCATGCCAACATTCCAGATGCTTTTCTTTGATCTCCACCCAACGCTTTTACTAATGTCATAGCAAGATGTTTACCATCGTTGAAATGATCTTCGATTCTTTCCTTTTCAGGAATGCCTAATAACTTGTGCATTTTACCTGGCTTAATATGAATTCTTGAAAGAGTTTTTGAATTTTTTGCTTCGTTTAGTATAAATTGATCGAATCTAAATATATCACTCATGAATAAACTTTTTTTTTATATATCATAGATGTGAAACTTTTTTTTTATTTATGATATAAATATGTATTGTTAAATATTTTATTTTAAGTATGAAAAAATATAGTCCATTTATTGAAAAAGCTCTTTGTTTTGATGATATTTTACTTATCCCAAAACATAATTCAGAAGTAAAAAGTAGATATTCTGTTGATTTATCTATGAAGTTAGGAAACGAGGAAAATTATTTAGCCATGCTAGATTTAAAATTACCTATAATTGCTTCTCCTATGGATACAGTATGTGAGTGGGAAATGGCTTCTTTACTTTCTACATACGGAGGTTTAGGAATAATCCATAGATTTATGAATATTGAAAAAAGAATAGAGCATTTAAACAAAGTAGAAGGTTTAAAGGGTGTTGCTATTTCTTTGTTAGAAGCAAATGACAAAGTAATAGTTCATAATATTTTAGAAACTGGAGTAAAAGTTTTATGTATAGATACAGCAAATGGTCAGGCTAAACGAGCCATTGATGCTGTTAAATATCTAAGAAGTATAGTACCAAACGATATACATATTATGTGTGGAAATGTTTCAACACATCTTTCATTTTCCAATTTGCTTATATCAGGTGCAGATTCAGTACGAGTCGGTATAGGTGGAGGCAGTGCATGTACTACTAGGATTGTTTCTGGTCATGGTATGCCTACATTATATTCTATAATAGATTGTAAAGAAAGAAATACAGAATTCTTTAAATCAGGAATTTATAGTATAATTGCAGATGGAGGTATTCGAAACACAGGTGATATGGTCAAATCATTCGCTTCTGGTGCAAATGCTGTTATGTTAGGGTCATTACTTTCTGGATATGATGAATCTCCAGGCAATATTATATATGATACGTTAGGCAGACCTATAAAAGAATTTAGAGGCATGGCTTCAAAAGAAGCTCAACAGGATTGGTTAGGTGGAGTCTCTGTATCTGAAGGTATATCAACTACGGTTCCTTATAAAGGTAAGGTAGCTGAGTTCTTACAAAATATTATAGGTGGTGTAGGAAGCGGATGCTCTTATTCAGGAGTAGAACGTCTCAGTAATTTATATGAGACTTCTGTGTATGTAGAAGTTTCAAGTAATTCTTTACAAGAAAGTAATCCACATGCAATAAATCTTAAATACTAATATTATAGTAAGTTTTTATAACTTTTGTAAAAGTAACTTAATTCATATGTCCATTCTGGAACAATAGGATTTTGATGCGTAATTAAAACTTCTTTAATTACTAGATCTCTTACTCTATTTTGCATATATTCTGAACTGTAACCTTTAATATAATTTAAAATATCACTCATCCTAACTGTTTTAGCACTACAGACATAATCTACGATTTTTTTTTCAAGTTCAGTAAGATTATTGAATATTTCTTCCATATTTATTTCTCCATTTAGAAAGTAATTTTAAGTAAACTGGGTAAATTATAAAAAACACAACAAATAGTATAATACATATTATAGAAAAACTCTTTGTTAGTTCAATAAATAATATACTTTTTAAAAATTTTTGAATCTCGGATAATAAAGCTATCATATTTTTTTATAATTGAAGTATATAATTAATAAAATTATATATTGAGTATGAAGGAATCTTTGCGAAAAAGTGTTCTGAATAAATATAATAACAAATGTGCCTATTGCGGTAATAACATATCTTTATATGAAATGAAAATAGATCATTTTATTCCTCAATCTAAAGGTGGTACTGATGACTTTGAAAATTTAATGCCTGCATGTGATATTTGTAATCACTATAAAGATTCACACAATATACATAAATTTAATTTTGCATTACAAAATATTATAAATAAAATTAAAAAACTGTACATAATTAAAGTAGCTATCAGATACGGTTTAATATCATTTAAAGAATTTACAGAATTTTATTATCAAACTATAGATAGAAAAAAAAATATTAAGTAATAAAATTTTTTGTTAGCATTTTTTCAAAGTTACTTTCTAATTCATGTATTACAGATTCAGCTTTAGGGAATCTACTTCTTAAATTACATCTTATATTTTCTAATTCGTTCATGTTTAAATGTATACCTTTTTTCATATACTGATCTTTATCTTTGGCTATAAATATATCCAAACCTAATGATTTAGATATTGAACTGGATATTCTTTCAAATTCTAATTTTCCATCTATAGTTAACACTGGTACACCCATCCAAAGGCAATGAGCAGTAGTTGCTCCACCTGAATGTGGGAAAGGGTCTAAAGCTATATCTACTTCACTTATATTATGCATGAGATCATATAACGTTGATTCATCTCTTAATTCAATATTAAAAAAATCTTTAGAATTAAAATATGAAACTAAATTTTGATTTAATTTATCAAAACTACTTTTTATTATTATTAATTTACAATTAGGGTTATTTTTAAAAATTTCAATCCATGTATCGAGTACGTTTACATTTAGTTTTCTTAAATTATTAAAATAACCGAATGTAATAAATTGATTCTTTGTATATGGTAAAGGTGTTATTTTAGGGTATGTGCTAGGTGGATCATAAATTAAAGAATTTTTGAGCTTAATTATATTTTCATAATAATATCCTTCAGTATCATTATCAATTAAATTTTCATCTGAAATTTTATATTTTATAGAAGGAATTCCAAGAGAATTAAGAAATCCTAACCAAGAAACTTGAATAGGAGCACAATTATATAAAAAAAGTTCTAACCTATTTGATTGAGTGAATCCATTTAAATCAATTAAAATATCAATCTCATCATTTTTGATACGTTGTACTACATCTTCAGTTGACATATTATAACAATTTATAAAGTTACCAGAGTTTTTAAATTGTTCTGTTATATCATCTTCAATATTACTGCAACTATAAAAATAAATATCAAATTTTTCTTTATTATGTTTTGTAATTAACCCCTTTAAAAAATAACTTACTGCATGATTTCTAAAATCAGAAGAAATGTAAGCAACTTTATATTTATTTCTTTTTTGTAATTGAGGTGATTCATTTTTTATTAAAGATGAAAATAAACTCGAAAATTTATTTCTTAAAGATATTCTATCTTCAATATTAATGTCTACATAATTCAATGATAAAAATAAATCAGACCAAGCCGTTAAATTATAAGGGTTAATATCAATTGCCTTTTTAAAGTATTCAATTGATATATTATGATTTCCTACATATGAATATGTATTTGCAACATGTATTAATATATTATTATATGATGGGTCTAAATCAATTAATCTATCTCCATACATAATTGAATTATCCCAATTACCTAAGTGAGAACTTATTGCACCTAAATCAAAAAGAGATTGTTTATGATATGGATTTAATTCTAAGGCTTTATTAAAATAATATAAAGAATTATTGAATTCATTTAAGTTTGCAGATATCAATCCGCAACTATAATATAAATCATCACTTTCTTTAAATTGTAATAATTCTTCCAATGCAGATAATGCTAACTTCTGATTATTTGGTGTAATATTGCTATTGATGAACTGAAGAGCTGAATTCATGAAATGTGTAACCTAACTCTGATTGAATAGTTATTATCAATTATATATCATATTATTTTTTTATCAAAAAAAGATATATAATTAAAATAAATATAATTTATGAAACTATTTAAGTATTTGATTATTGGATTATTATTCATTTCGTGTAATGAAGGTTTAGTTCAAACACCTGTTGACATCGAATCTATCGAAAAGTTAAATTATTCTACATTCTCTGTGAATGCTTATTCCCCTGAATTTATAAATGATTCATATGATAATATTGTTGATGTTAAGATAATAAAAGATTCTTTGAGATCAAGTCCCAAAAGAAATATTTTTCATGGTATTATTAAAAGACTTGATTTAGATAGTATGCAAAGAACATTAGCATCTATTTATCTCAAAAAACATGAAGACTGTATCAAGTCTTGTTTATCTAGTATTAAATTAGAAGAAAGAAAAATATTAGATTCTGCGAAGGTCGTAAGGGAGTCGATTAAAACACAATTAGATTCTGGATTGATAAGCAGATTAGAAGCAAGGACTAAAATGACAGAATTAAATAGAACTATCAAAATGAATATCGTGGCTCTCAATGATAAATTTAAAGTTAAAGATTGTATGGAGTCTTGTGACAAAGAATTTATTTCTTCTTTTTCAGAAATTTTAAATCCAGAACAACTTAAGAGATTTAATGATTGGTTATTTCATAATAAATTATCAAAAGAAAAGAAAAGAGGTTGATCTGTTTACTTTAAATATAAATTAATTTCGGAATCTACCACATCAGATTTTTCAACTTCTAGTTTGAAAAAATCCAAATGAATTTTAAGTTCATTTAACATATGAGAAAAGAAATCTGTTGAAAATCTATAAGAATTAGCATCAATCTTTATATTACATATAAACATATTTTTATAACATTTAGTTTTATAATATTGAGTGGTTAATCTAAGTACATTATTTAATTTAGGTTCAAATTTGTCAAAGTCTATTTTTTTGGTTGGTACATATATTTTAAGTGTTATGTCACTTAAATCCCCATGTACGACTTCTTTAATATTAAAGTATGTTTCGAACAGTTTAACGTGTTTACCCATCTGAATTTTTTAGAGTATATATGAAAAAGCCCCTCAATTTAGAGGGGCTTTTTTTAGAATAGTTGAAATTGTTCTTTAATTACTACAGCTTGATTTAGAGATTGTATTGTTAATTTTGGATTTCCTGATATTGTATCATGAATTATTTTAAATTGAGGATTTTTATTTTCTGAATTATAACCAATAAATTCTAAAGATATATTGTAATTCAAGTTTTTTATATAATTTTTTTCTTCACAAGGAAACTCAATAACAATATGAGCATTATCTACATCTTCTTCTTTAATCCTATTGAATATTTCTTGTTCTTCTTTAGATGAATTAAAGTAATTATAAAGAAGATTTTTAGCATCATCTTCAGAAGTAACTAATTTTTTGATACCATTATCATCGACTGTATAAACTATGTTCGAGCGAACATTTTCTATTTCACCGTTTAAAATAAGAACTGGTACATTAATATACTCAATCGCTACACTATTTTGTTGCTTTTCCATAAAATTCCTTTTCTATATTATATTAAACTTTCAAAAGTTGTTCATTATTATTTGTTTTTTAAAAATTTGTTATTATATTTGTAAAGAACTAATAATAAATATTAATGGTGTTATATGAGCAGACCTATTTTTCAAATTGCTAAAGATATTAAAACTGAATGGGGATCCAAGATATATTTTGGAGCTGTACCTTATTTAGATGCTATGCAGTTTCTTGCAAATAAAAATGACAAATATGGATTTGATAATGCAGAGAGTATATTAACCTATTTCTTATCTAATTCCTCAACTTTTAGAGGAGAACGAGCTAGAGAATTAAAAGAAGAAATTAAAAATATTATTAAAGAATCCTAATTATGCAAAAATTACAATGGGAATATTTTCCCAAAGATAATGTATTACAAGCCAAACAAGAAAGAACATCATCACTCTACTGGATATTATCTTGCGAAGATATTTATACTTTAAATTATTCTTCTGACCTATTCAATCTTGATTTTTATGACATTATAGAAACTTCAGAAGATGTAGATTATTTAAAAGATCAGGCTAGTAAACATTATGAATCAATAATTGAATATATACAATAAATATTCAATTATTATGAAGCAAATAAAAGACTTTGAAAAATTCATAGAAATGTCTGAAAACATGGACTATCATGTTTCTAACAATATTTCACCTATAGATAATGTATTTAGGCCTGAGTCTGATTCTTATTTTGAATTGTTAAAGGAATCTAGAATATTATTTGAAAGTGGTCAATTGGATAACTTAGATGAACTAGATTCACAGTTACTTACATCAACTGACATTGGATTATTTGAAAATTATGAAAATTCTTTAGTACCTCTCGATTTACCTCTGTTCTCTGATGAATATATTGAACTACTCGAAGCTGAATATCAAGGGCGTAAAGTTGATTTAAATAAACCCACACGAAGTAGTGGACCAAAGAAATACAAAGTATATGTAAAAAATCCTAAAACTGGTAAAGTAAAAATAGTTCATTTTGGAGATGTAACTGGTGGTCTTAAAGCCAAGGTTTCTGATCCAGAGGCCAGAAAAAACTTTGCAGCTAGACATAAATGTCATTTAAAAAAAGATAAAACAACTCCAGGTTATTGGGCATGTCGAGTAAATCGTTATGCACATTTATGGGGTGGTAAAAGTTATCCTGGTTATTGGTAAAACATTATGGATTTTCCTTTTAATGAAGAGCAAATTAATGAAGATACCTTCATAAGAGTATTTTCACAAGATATAGATTCTCATGAACTAGTTTGGCATCGAGATAGAGAAGATAGAATAATACAATCGTTCGAACCTTCAAATTGGAAATTTCAATTTGATAATCAATTACCTATAGAACTAAATAGAACAATATTTATTCCAAAGGAAACATATCATAGATTAATAAAAGGAAGTGGAGAATTAAAAATACTTGTTAAAAAACTAAATATTAATCTACTATAATAAGCTTTATATTTCCTTCATAATCCTCATATAAAAACGAGCATGATTCACAAAAATCTCCAGTATTGTAATAATTTTTATTACCAATTTTTTCAATACATGGATGGTGAATATGTCCAATCATAATAGAATCGCATTCTGATTGATGTATCTTTTGAATAGCTAAGAATTTAAAATCATTAAGATAAGAAACCGCATTTTTTACTTTATTCTTTAAATATTTAGATAGAGACCAATAGTTTAAACCGAAAACATATCTTACTTTATTGTAGATCCTATTAACGGTATAACTAAACTCATAGGCTATATCACCAAGATAATAAATAAAAGGATGTATTCTAACAAATCCATCAAACTGATCTCCATGGCAAATAAATATCTTTTCACCTTTAATTGTTTCGTAAATAACTTCATCACAAATTAGAATATTACCTAAATTAATATTTTCTTCCTCAATTAAGTCTCTCAAATAATAATCATGATTTCCTAGAATATACTTTACTGAAACATTTTTCCTTGACATTTTTATAATCTTTTGAATTACTGCTGAGTGATTTTCATTCCAGTATATTTTTCTCTTTAAAGAAGTCATATCTATGAAATCACCTATAATAATCAGCTCCTCAAAATCATATTCTTTAAAAACTTTGAGTAACTTTTCAGGCTGAGATTTAATAGTCCCCAGATGAACATCGGATATGAAAAGAGTTTTAATCTTCATATATTTCAATAATTTTATTAATTATAGAATTTATTGGATTATTCCAAGTATAGTTTATATGGCTAAACTCTTCTAACCATTTCTTAATATTTTCAGAGTTAATATCTTCAATAAATATACCCATTTCTTGAAGAGCCTTTGAATTACAAATCTGCTCATACTGACCTTTTATAGGTATAGACCATAATTTTTTGTTTAACACTAAAGCTTCTGACGTTGTTGTAAAACCAGATGCAGTAATTACACCAGAACATCTGACCAAATGTTTTTGAAAATTATTTAAGTTTAATGGGCATGTAGTTACATTCGTTTCTGTTTCAATTAATTTACTTTCTTTAGAATAAATGATCCAATTAAAAGATGTAAATTGTTTAAACAGAGTTTTAAGAAAATTCAAACTATAAGCTGGAAGATATACGAGAATTACATCTTCATTAGAAGTAGTAGATTCTAATATTTTATTAGATATTATAGGTTGATAAATATTTTGATCATATTCTTTGTAGTGGAGTCCAATTCTATATTTGCTGTAAGCAAAGTACTTCAAGAAAGAATTAGCTATTAATTCGTTCTTAAAACGAGGAGATTTATTTGATAGCAAAGAATTTTGATTTGAGATGTTAATACATTTTTTATTATTTCTATAAGCTGACCATGCTGATACTGGTTCAAAATCAGAAATAACTAAATCGTATTTAGATGTATCTAGATTTGTGTCTTTTATGAGTTGATTAATATTAGCATCTTTAACAGAGTCCCACCAATTTATTTTACCACTTGAATCATAATAAAGAGATAATCCCCTGTACTTTTTAAGGAGACTAAATGGTAAATTTAAATTCGAATTATTACCCGAAGCTATAATATCAACTGTAAAATCTTTTTTTAAAAGATTATCGATTAATTCTATTGATCTGGTAATATGACCATTACCATTGAGCTGTATTCCATATAAAATATTCATATAATTATATATAAAACGGCTTATTTAAGATACATTTAAAATTTAGATTTTGGGAGATTATGACATGTTAAGATTTCTTTATATAAAGCAAAAAAGCCTCTTACGAGGCTTAATTTATTTCCCTTGACCTCTGTATAGTTTCTTTTTCTGACTAGATGGTGTAGGGGCCAATTTAGTATTAATACTTTTACCTTGTCTTGTCTTTTTAGGTGCTGACTTCTTTTTTTCGTTACCACTTCCTGCTTTCTTCATAGTCCTTTTTATTCTATATATTTATAAAAGTAATAAAAATAATTCCTAAAATGTATTTGATATATATAGATTGAATATAAAAGGCCAAATGATATGAGATTTTTGAAATTATATGAAGAATGGAAGAATATTAATTCTTTTATTAATGAATCACTTTCAACAGCTAGAACCAGATTTTTAGATACCGAAAAGGTAACTGAAAAAGAATTTGAAGAAGCTTTGGGTTTCGATTTATCTACAAATAAGAAATACATTGAAAAAATCCTTGATTTTTATTTGAAGGGAAAGCATGAAGATGAAGAATCCATACAACAAATAGGGGTTACAATTAAGCGTTTTGATACACTTGTTAATAGAAATAAAATCGCAAAAACAGACATAAATTATTTTAAAAATTATAAGTCTTTGAGAAATGCAGTAGAAGATGCTGAAATTGAAGAAGTAGAAAAAGAAGCAACTGACCTTAAAAGTGGAGATTTTATCGTGATTAAGGATAATAAAGATTTACTAGTAGTTGTTCCTCAGTCACATGAAGCAAGTCGAGAATGGGGGAATGATACGAAATGGTGTACAACAAGTAGTAGTGATACTTATTGGAAAGATTATACACTTAATAAGGAAATCAATCTTTTTTATATTATGGTTAAAAATATATCCTTGATTGAAGATTGGTATTATAGTGTATATGGAGAAATGCCTGATGAATATGACTTAGGTTTGTATACAAAAATGGCAGTAGCTGTATATCCATATGGAGATCATATGGAATGCTTTAATAAGAATGACGATTCAATATCTTTTGAAGTTGTAGAAGAAATCACAGGTTTGGAAGCAGATGCATTTGAATGGAACGAAATAGAAAAACCATCTTGGTGGTATGATTTACAAAGTTTAGAACTTGATCCAGCAAAAGCAGAAGAAAATGAAGACGGTTCGATAGATTATGATGGAGATGTTTATATACCTACTTATACTGATCCTTCGGAAGGGTATTTAGGTTCTTTTAGAAAAATTTATGGTGATTTAGTTTTTGAAAATGAGAAGAATTATGATATAACTTCTATGGTATATTGTAGACTTCCAGAAGAAGTTGGTTATAATTTTACTTTTACTAATACAGATATAGAAAATCTTCATGGAAGTCCCAAGACTATAGGAAGTGAATATGATGTAAGTAATAATAAAAAACTTATATCTATTGAAGGAGCACCTTTAACAGTTGAAGGTAATTTTAATTATAAAGGAACTCCATTATCAAATAGTCGTAATTCTATGATTAGAATGACTGCTGAAGAAATAAGAAAACATGTAAAGATAGAAGGACTAGTAATAAATGACTTAGGTGAATGGGAAGAAGGTGAAAGTGATACGAAGCCATTCTATCATCCAAGTCAAATCTCTATGTTTAATGATGAAGAATAAATTTAGAAGATTATACAATCACTAAATGAATCAAATTCTTCATCGGTTAAATTAGATAGTATTACTGAAACTGATGTTTCATGGATTTCAAGTGCAATTGTGTCTTCCATAAAGATTTAAAAATTTTCAGTATATATCAAATATTTTAAAAAGCATTATGAACAAAAACAACAATATATTATTATTTGAATCCTGGTTAGAATGGGTTACTTTAAATGAAAGTTCTTATGATAACCAAGGATTTTCTGAAAGTAATATCATTGAGGTTCAAACGTATCTAGTTAATAATGGGTATATGAATCAAATTCGACAAAATGGAAAAACGGCTGTCGATGGAAAATTTGGATTAGAATCAAAAGATTCATTAGTTAAATTACAACAATTTAAAGGTTTAAGTCCTACTGGACTTATAGATAGCTATACCTTAGCGTCAATTAATTTAAGTTATCTACTCCCTAGTAAAGAAATTAAGAAAGATACTATAGCATATGGAGTAGAGCAAAAATTATCTATCGTAAAAGACAATGGTAGTGATAGAATTGAAATTATAGACCCATCTGCAATTAAAGTTGTTTTTGATTCTGATTTTAAAAGATTAACAATACAAGAATGGATTCAAAAGGGATATAAGAATTTTATAAATCTAACTTTTTTTGAATCAAATGGTAGCCCTACCGCAAATTTTTTTTCGAATAGTATAAACTATGGAGCAAAACTTGATACTTTAGGTAAATGGTGGCCTTTAATGGTTACTAAACCCGATATAAAAATTATTGGTAATATTAATGAAATACCAAATCCAGTCGAAGCGTTTTCGGGTAGTCATTATTTAGTAAAGGAAGGCTTTGTTAATATAAAAAAACAAGGTCCAAAAGATGCTTCATTTAGACCGAGAACAGCAATAGGAATTACATCTACTAATGAAATTATAGTTATGGTCACACCTAGTAGTGACATAATAGGGTTTGCAAATAAACTACAAAGTGCAGGAGCACATCATGCTATAAATCTAGATGGCGGTGGATCTTCACTTTTTGTAAGAAATGGAGAAGCTCTTATTTCTACTTCAAGAGCAATACCAACCATTTTAACATGGTAATAAATTAATAAACTATATTTTATGAAAAATACATTGTATCAAATAATGTTAATCTCTCACGGCATTAAGGATTTTTATAATTCTGAGATGAGTCTAATTAGATATTATAGAGCTTATGATGAAAATGAAACAATAGATATTTTTCAGTCCAATGATATAAGATACTTATAAATTTCTGGATACTTTTTTAAATAATTATAATAATCTAAATTTTTATATTCTTTATTATCAAAATCAATTATAATCTTAGTGACTATATCTATCAAACATATTGGATGATTTCTTAGATTTAATATTATAAAGAAATCTCCATTTATAATTCTTTGGTAAAATGTATCTAGATTATAACTTCTACAAGCTTCCCATCTAAAAGTACCAAAATAATTTAATTCTCTGAAACTTTTTGGATTTTTAAGAGTTTCAGTTTTCTCTTGATGATTTTTTACAAAAAAATCAGAATATTGTTTTATATGTTTATATCTCATAGAATTATTAAAAGTATAATCAAGAAGCCTTGTGAATCAAAAAAAATTAAGCAAAAAAATTAAGGCTTCTTGATTATATATGTATATATATCGTGAACTACCCATTTGCTAAAGCTAAAATGAGCTTCGGGCTTCGCTGACTTATGCTTTGCTATCAAAGTCTTATTAAAGTCTCCACCCGTGTACTGGACAGTCCCTGCCCAGATATATCTTCAGACATATAATGTATATATCAAACTTTTTTAAATAGAAAGAACGTTTTTTTAGGTTTAGTCGCTTGCATCCCATCGGCTAAAGACCGATGGGTTTTACGCTCTGTTCTATAAATAAAAAAACCAAAGTTTTATGGCTTTGGCTTCTTTATTTCTAAAGGAAATTTTATTTGGAGTTTAGCATAATCCTTTAGAATTGATTTAGGTGTTTAGCACCACCTAAAGTTACTCCGCTACCCTTACTAAGCTTTCAGGGTATTTATTGCAAATCTCAATAAGTTCATTAATGAAAACATGTAACTCATGGTTTAGAACAACTTTTTCAATAGCTTCTTCTAAGTAAGGCTTGTATTCACTAGCAATATTTACATTATTTCTTTCAGGATATAAAATCATTGAATCTATCTCTAATCTTTCTGCTACATACACCAAATTATTTTGTAATATTTTACGAGCATGAGCTAAAAAGGAATTAGTTTCTGGTATAAAAGTGACAAAGAATATCTCTGGGTTGTACATGATTTTAAATATTATAATAATTTGAGGAAAACAGTTTAGAATTACCAAATTTCCATATGTACTTCAGCATCAGTCAAAACCTCATCAATTATAAAATGTCCAGGTATGAATTGATTATTGATCCAATTCTGAGCTTTTACTTTAGTTGTAAACATTCCATATATGGTAATATAGCTACGCTTTACGTTTAGTTTTCTTTTTTTTCTTACTAAATAAATATGCATTATTATCTCCTAATTATACTTCTCATTATAGAAAAAAGGATTATAAAGTTTACACATATGAAACATTTTTAAAAAATATTTTATTGTGATGATTTTAACATATGACTTTTACTTTTTATATGACTCAGGTTTATAGTATCTCTTTTGTTATTCTTCGTGACAAGTTCATTTGAATTTGTTTGATGTGAATCAGATTCATTAGTAAAATGTCGTCTTCCTCTTTTATAATTAGAATGTATTTCGTTTTCTAAGTGTACATTTTTATTATATGATAGTGCCATATCGTATAATTGTTCTCTAAGTATTTGAATTTCTACATTCATTTTTTTATAATTTTCATTTGCTAAAGATATATTAGATTTTGTTGATTCTAAGGTATTTTTAAAATACCAATATCCACCAATTATTGTTGAAACAGCAGATAAAATACCTATCAACGTAGGAAGTGTAAATATAAATTTTCTAGTAGTAATATCCATAACGAAAGATCATTTAAAGAATATATATCTTTTATTATCTAATTATCAAATTAAACATATTACTAAATTCTAATATAATGAGAATGTGAAACTAGTAGTTTTACTTTTTAAATTTTAATGGAGTTTTTAAATGAGGTATATCCTTGTATTTCTCCTTTGTTATTCTATTACCGTAACAAAGGGAAATGAGAGTAACAATCTATTCAAAAAGATTGTTACGGGTGGTAATAAAAATGCCACACTGGGTCAGGTAATAGCTGGTTATAAAAGGGTTAATGGTTCAATCCTATATAGCCACGCTCATATTGGTATAAGAATACCAAGACAACTTACTACATCAGTAGATGGAGGCATAGTTGAATTTTTGGGAGTAAATGTGTATCCCAATCCTACAAGTCAGGAACATGTATTTTATAACATGAATGATGTGAAAAATGTTATTATTACTGATTTGTATGGGAAAATAGTAGAGAACGCTGTTGATCTACAAAGCCAAATAATTACACTCCCATATAGAGGTGTATTTTTTATTAAATTTACAACACCTTTAAATCAAACATACTCATCAAGAGTAATTTATAATTAATAATAAGAGGAATACATGAAAAACCTATTAATAGCAATATTTGCTTTAATTGCAGTTAATTTGTCTGCACAAACAACAAATTTACAATACCAAGCACATATTCCAACTAGTGCAATTGGTACAGAAGGATCATTTTCAGCATATTTGGCTGATAATAATTTTAATGAGAATTCACATATCAATACGTCAGCTTTTTGGTATGTAGAAGGAATGAAAGTGGAAGTCAATAGTGGTATGATTAATGTACTATTAGAAAATATTCCAGATTCTATTCTCATGAAAAATCAAGGTAATATTTTTGTTTACGCCTATCTTAATGATGTTAATCTTGGTAAACTTGCTTTACATAAAGTTCCTTATGCTGTCTCTTCAAGATTCAGTGCAAAATCAGAACTTGCAACTAATGCTTTAAATGCGGAAAAAGCTGGATTAGCTAGAAGAGCAGGTGTAGCTGATACGTCTGTTTTATCATTAAGAAGTTTAGTTTCTAATGTAGCAGATTCTTCTGTTAAATCAGCTCGTTCAGTTCGCAGCTTAATTGCAGATTCATCTGTAAATTCTAAGCATTCTATGCACTCATCATATGCAGATACATCTGATGTTGCTCTACTTGCTATTTATTCGAAGGTTGCAGGATATGCTGCTAGTGCTGGAAAATCAGATATTGCAGATACTTCATTTTATGCCTTAAACTCAGGACATTCTTATCATTCTGATTCAGCTATTTACTCTACAAGTTCATATCATTCTGTATATGCAGATACAGCTTTATATTCAAATAATTCTGGTCATTCAGCAACTTCAACGATTGCAAGCAATCTTCAAGATTCAGTCGTTTTAGCACGACATATTAAAAATGGATCTGTAAATCTTTTAGCAATAGAAGGTGCAGAGAATGCATTTGTAGGTACAGTACTAACTCGTGGTATCAATGGACTTTCATGGCAGATGAATCCACATCATAAAACATCAAATGTAACGATTGTATTATCTGCTCCTGGATCAATTTCTAATACAACACGATATTTCGTTTCACGTGTTGCTGTTGATTACATATTAAATACAGTGTGGAGTCCACAGAATCAACAACTTATTACCATTCAAAATGGAGCAACTGCAAATACACTTACATTAGATAAAACAATATGGAATCTAGATCCTTCTTTCAATATTACAATCCCAGCAGGACAGTCTAGGACTCTTTGGTATAATGGTTTAAATTGGATAGTAGTTCAATAATTATCCTCGATACTAATAATAAGAAACCCCAATCAAAAGATTGGGGTTTTTTGTTTATTATGAAATATATATCTTTCTAAAATAACTTAAAAAATGCGTTATTTATTAATTTTAATACTATTATTACTTCCTCAAAATTATAGCTCATCTCAGTATTATTTTATAAATTCTGATTCAGTAAGTAAAAAACCAATTATTGAAAAAACATATTTAAAATTTTATCCTGAACAGGCAGATGAAAAACAAACTACATTTTTTGATTTTAGTTTTACACTTCTAAATATAAAAAAAGTTCAACGTGATAGTACATATGGCACTGAATCAGTTTTTAATTATGGAGTGGGATTGGATTATAATTATGATTTGAATAATAATGAAATAATAGATTTTTCTTTACTTATTAATACAACAATATCTAATCTAACTTTGAATGGTATAAGATTTTCTATAATATTCTATTTTTAAATTATTTTTTATCTTGACCTATAAGAAAACAAGCATGTATCCATGAATAATTATTATGCATAGTAGTGAAAATCTTAAATGCAAAACGTGTTGCATTTTTATCTAGAAGATTCAAATTGTGATTATGGCTTCCAATCCAGCTTTCAAGAAAACCTTGTACTACTTCTAAAGGAATAGAATCATTATTAGTTATAATATAATCTGAATCATTTACATTTTTCAAAACTGAAACATCTTTTTTATAGATAGTAAATCCTGGATATACATTCATATTTTCAGAAAGTACCATTATGTTGAGATTTTTATTATTGAAATCTGACTTATTAGATTTGAATCTAAAATGTAGATTTTTATTTTCATTTTCGCATTTCATACCAAGAATAGGATCAGAAAAACAATCATCTACACCAGTTGATGATTCGATAAGTCTAATCATAGCCAAAGAATCTAATTCCACGTCATATACAAGTGTGGAGAGATTATTTTGAATTCTATATTCGTTATAAAGTTTGATAAATATAGTCGATAAAGAGTCTTGAGCATTGGATCTTTCTATTGAAAGTAGCATAAGTAAGACAAAAATATATTTCATACATACATCCGTTACAATGATAATAAAAATAATATCTGGTACAAATGTAATAAAAAAGTTTGAATTTACAAATTTATTTTAAAAATAAAAAAGGGGGCTTATGCCCCCTTTTTATAAAGTTAGTTTATCTTAAGAATTCAAAAAATAATCAAAAGACATTACATACGTTCTATTACTTTCATTTGTTGCCTTTTCTCCTCTTTTAGGAAAGAATAAACTATATTTAGATTCAGCAGATTTATCAATAAACCATTTTCCACCTCTCATTCTAATAAGTTTATCATCATCGGTTTCAGAAAATGGTTTTTTACAAACTTTTTCAATTAAAGGATCATTATTTGCAAAATATTGAAAATCTACATTTTCTGGGAAAATGATAACTTCTATTCTTCTATCATTTGCCATATTTTTTCTAAAACTATCATCAGTTTTAGACACACCTAATAACTCAGCTATTTTACTTGTAGAAAAATCTTTTTTTATGTAATCTGGATAGTTCCTTGCATACATCTTACCACAACCTAAAGCTGAAATTTTTTCATCTCCTGATTTCTTAACAGAAGATACAAATGTATTTGCTCTTAGTTCTGAAAGTAATCTATTACCTATAAATCCTCCCTGACGTTTTTGCTCTTGTGGTCCTGAAACATCAGCATTTCCAACAACAACAAAATTAAATTTATAATCTTGTAGAAGTTGAGAGAATCCATCAATACCCGTAATACCTTTTTCTGAAGCTAATGTAGCTAATCCCTTTTCGAAATATAGCATACCAATTCTTGATTTATAAATATTGTCTTTATTATCTACAATACTTACAAATACTCCACATGATTCAACTTCAGGTTCAGAAAAATCAACTAATGTAGGAAATGGTCTAATTTCAAGAGGTTCAACACTTGCTTTAAAAGATGCTCGCAGAAATTTAATATCTGGAAATTCAGGTTCATAATCAAGAATCTTCATAAACAATGTTGGATTTTTTATTATCACATTAGATTGTGCAATAAAAATTAATCCACCCAAAGCTGCATGTGTTGGATTTTCTTTATTTATAAATTTAGTATACACATCATCACTTATAAATAGATCTTCTAATTTTTCTATCATAGGTTTTTCAATAGTATCAAATATATCTTCAATACGTTTCATCCAATCTCCAGCTAAACCTAATTTACCCATAAAAGTATATAAGCCTGTTGCACCTCTGATAGGACTATTAAATATAATATCTGGAGTTAAAGATGAACGTATTTGAGTATTTACTTCCATAGAATTTACAGCTTTAATAAGAGGACTATTTTCGGATCTAATTTCAGCTAAAGTTAAATTATAAAGTTCAGAAGTTATTTTTTCTAATTGTCTCTTAGTATAAGCCTCTTTTTCATCAAGATTTCCATCTAGTGCTTCTTTCCATATATTTTTAGGACTCCAACTTTTACTGTTCATAACATCAGAAATAGACGTAAATGAATTATAGCATGTAGCCAAAGAAACGTTTACAGCACTAATTGTTGGAATGAATTGCTCAAGTGCTAATAGTAAATATTGCTCACTTTGTTCAAAAGCTAATTCTTTTGCAATTTGACCACCTCTTATAATTGTGTATGCACCTAGTACAGCAGCCATAAAAAGAGGATTTTTAGAAGCAGGGTTTACAACTTCAGTCATAATTTTGTTCATAGCACTTTGAAATCCAGGAATTATAGTAGGAGCTGCACTAGAAACTGTTTCTTTAAGAGTTTGAATAAAAGATGTTTGTCCAAGAGCATTAATAGCTTTTGATACAACAAGTGAAGATAATAAAAAGAATGCGATTTCAAATAGTGCTTGTGCGTATCCTTCAACATCCCCTAAAAAGGTTTTCTTAAAAGAACCAGATAGAAACTCATATTCAGCTTGAGCGGCCATCAAGGCACACTGCTGAGCTCTCAATGTATTTATAATACAATACATTTCAATCATTTTATTCCAATCTTTTGCATCATTAGAATTAGCTAAATCTTTAAGTTCGCCTCTATATTTCTTTAAATTATCATCATTTTTTTTAATTTTATCCCCAACTGTTTCAAATTCAAAGCTAATATCTGATAAACTTTCTAATCCCGATGTTGCAGATTCAAACAATTTAGTTGCATGATCTAAAGATGTTTCATATAACATTTCAGTCAAGCTTTTAGTATTTGGAGATATATTTTTTGTATTCATTCCCTCTTTTAGCTCTAATCCATCTGGTAAAGCAACTAACACAACATTCTTTATCAATGCTGCAACTAATGGACTTTCTTCTACTAAACTTTTTCCGTTAGGTTGTTGTTCAAATTTAGATTTCGCATCTTCTCTTGCTTTTACTGAACTTGTATCTTCTGTTTTTGCACCTGTTACACTAATAAATCCTGAGCTTGGAGCTGCAACTATATCCAAAATGGACGAATACCATTTTGCATCATATTTATCTTTGATATAATTACTTAATGCATCTTTATAATTATTCTTTATACTGCTTAATTTGCTTTCAAGATCTTTTTTAATTTCAGCGGCAGGTTTATCTGTTAACTTAGCTCCACCTAAAACACTTTTAAAAGCAGATTGAAAAAGAGAATCTACCTCAGCTTCATTAAGTTTTGATAAATTTTCAATTGAAAAATTGAAAGATTCAAACGTTTTGATGTAATCCATGTCTATTTTTTTATTTAATGATAAGTATATATCAAATTATTTTTACATTCTAAAAAAATATTAATATTATAATATGAAAATATCTATGTTAAATAAGATCAGTTCTACCTAAAAATATTATAAATTCTGGATTATAGATTGTACATATTTTATCCCTATTTCCAGAAACATGTTTGATCACTACTCCAGCATGTGGGAGCGTCTCGTTGGTGTTTTCAACATAGTTATTGTAAACATATTCATCTTGAACTTCTTTATTCCATTCTCCAGTATGAAATATCTCAACATGAGGTAAATCTAAAACTGTATCAAAAATCATTTTGACTAAATCTGGAGCAATATAATTCTTATTTTCAAATATATCTGTACCTACAAATTCAATGGTGTCTAAATTATAAGTGTACATTGAATGAATTCCTTTTCCATACGCAACACCATACATTGTAAATCCATCTTTAATATGATTTTTAGATAATCCTTTAACTGTATTCCATAGTATGTTTCTTATATCATATTTGTTTTCAATAAATTCTAAGAACTCTGAACTATACATCATTTTAGAATCATAAAAATTACCATTGTCATAAATATCACAAACATATTTATAATCAATCCAATCATCAGCAAAACCAAATATTTTACTGATTTTATCAAAAAATGAAAGTTTTTCTTTTTTTACTATTCCAAAATAACAATTGAAACCATACATCTTTCTTGTTATTTGAACTTCATCATCAGGAGTTGGGGTATACATAATTTTTTCCATGTTTAATAAGTTTTCCCATGCAAATGTGGTCTTGTTTTATTATAATCCACTTTCGCATTAATATGTTTTTCTATATCTATATGAAGTCTTGCTGATAAATCCAATAATCTTATAATTGCATCAGCAATCTCATCTTCAAATGTATCTTTTATATGCATTTTAAAACTTTCATTATCTCCAACTTTAGAAGAATCACTATAAAAAGATTCCCAATTAGAAAACTTACCTTTTCTATGAGATTCTAGAGCTTCTCCCAATTCGCTAGTAATAAGCATTAAAAGCTCGCCTATATTATAATTTGGGTTATTAAATCCCTTTTCTATATTATTACTCAATATAGTTTTAGCAGAATCATTAAGACCATTACATAATGCATGTGTATTCATTTTAGTATCGTATATTAATAGCTTTATTTATTTCTAACAAATTTAAACATTAAATTAATTAAATTTTTTTAAATATATAAATATATAGGAATTAAGTTCAAAAGAATAAAATGGACTAATTAAAATAACAGAAAAAAAAACAAATTAGTATGATAAAAAAATTTAATGATTGGGCGAAACTAGAAGAACAGGGTAATGAGCATGAAACAGACTATACTATATCTCAAAGTAAATATGATATATCTGAAAGTTGGGAAATTTTGGATAGACCTAATTTAAATAGATTAGATGAACATAGTTTTACATCAGCTATTTCAAGAGATGAATTTATTAATGAAGCATTTCCTTTTCTTAATGAAAGTGAAGATGAATATTCAAAAAATAAAATTTTTGCATTATATGAAACTCAACTATTCTATACACATAGAGAAGAATGGTTTAATGAATCTTCAAAATCAAATAAAACTCCTATACTTTTTGAATCAAAAACTCATACATTTATTTTTTATAATGACAGATCTTTTGCTATTTCTAAAGAATCCTATAATATATTAATGAGCAATTCTTTAAACGAAGGAATTTTTGATGTTATAGGAGATGTATTCTCAGGTGCAGGTAAAATTATAGGGGATGCTGTTAATTCAGTTGTCGATACAGTAGGAGGATGGGCAAATAGTTTAGGGGACGCTGCTAAATCAGTTGTGGGATTTATAGGAACTTGTTACGATTCAGTAGCAGTCTTTGTAGGAGACGATTGGATTAAACAAGTTCAAACAATATCCACTTTATTTAGAGGTATTTATGGAACAGTTGGTCAAGTTTTTGCACCAGGAACTGGACAACTTATGTCTACAATTGTAGGTGGAGCAACTGGATTATTAGGGTTATATGATGGATATACTAAAATTAAGGATCCAATTTCAGATTTAAAATCTACAATAGGTTCAGCAAAATCAGCTTTGGATGTTGGAACTGCTTTGACAAAACATGGGCCTAATATTTTGGCAGGATCAAATTCTTTAATATTAGGAGCTAAAGATATTATAGGAGTAATAAATCCATCTCCAGATGTCTTATCAGGTATCACTGATATAACATCATTATTTGATAAGTCAGATGATTCATTAAAAACACAAGGTCAATCTTTTTTTAGTAAAGAAAATGCTAGTGGTTTGGGAAGTACACTTTTATCAATGGCTGGAATAAAAGGTAAAGATGGAATTAAACCAGAATCTTTAGTAAAAGATTTACAACCGCACTTAATTTCTTTAGGTGGTACAGTAGCATTAGAATATTTAATTCCTTCTGATATGAAAGATACTGTTTTGAAATCAGTTGGTACGATTCAAAATGGTATAGATACAGCTTTTAAAATACCTAATCAGGTAGGAGACTTTGTAAAGTCTTGTGAAGAAGAAGGAAAAAAAGGGGGTACGATGGGTATGTTATCGGGTGCGGTATCATCTTTAGGAAAACCGATTTCGGATGCTATGTCAAAATTTACATCTTCTATCAAACCTTCGATTCAATCAGTTACGTCACCAATAGAAAATTTATCTAAAAAATTTAACAATACTCTTAATTTATTAGCTAAGTCAAAAACAAATATAGATTTACAAGCACCTGAAATAGTAGTGACTGAAAAAATAGTTCCACAAAAAGTAGTCAAACTTCCAAAAAAAGATTTTAAATCTTTAAAAAGACATGCTTCTAAAATTAAAACTAAATTAATGAAAGAATCATATTTTGATAATTATGAAACATGGTTAAAAGAAAATAATAACTAAAAATTAAAAAACCCCAATCATCTTCATGCTTGGGGTTTTTATTCAATATAGTTATTTATTATATTTTTCCAATTAAATTTTTCTCCACAATAAGGACAATAAGTAAACCTAGAAATATATCCCCTTCTATTATCAAGAATATCTTTAGCTTTTAAAGGTTTACCTTTCAATAATCCCATATCATAAAACTGTGATTGAACAGTTGTAGTTCTTTCAAGCTCGAAATCTAAATTGCTTCTATAGATTTTATCACCTGATATAAATCCTAAAAGACAATCGCAATCGGTTTTACTTGTCATGAATCAATTCCCTAAAGTTAATACAAATACAATAAATTTCATAAGATAAAATACAAATTTAATATCGTATTATTTTGTTTAATAAGAATTTTTAATCTTTCTTTCGTTGAACTCGAATTCTCTTACTGTAAAGCTAAATATATTGGTTTCAGTTTCAAATGACAATGAAAAACAAACATCTCCATTTATCATAGTATTTTCTGACTTTCTGTATTTCTTTTTATTGGTTAAACAAAGTTTTTCGTGGAAATCTAAAATAAAATATTCAGCTGCTCTTTGATTTTTAAAAACTCCTAATGTTTTTTCATTAATACATTTTCCTGAATCTTTAAAAATATTTTCTCCAATAGCTACATAAACATTCATAAACTAATTCTTAAATCTAAAGTTAATTAAAAAAATATGTGTTAGGTCGGAATTTTCGAAATTTTATCAACCAAAATTTCTCCAGTTATAATATTGGACTGGATCGAGTTAGATGCTAAAGATGGGACAATAGAACTTCCTGCTTTTATAAACTCATGAATGTCACTATGTGTAATAAAATGTAAATCCATAAGATATTTTGTTACAACATCGAGTTGAGCAGTTTTATAATAATTTATAGAATAATCTCTTAATGATTCAAAATATTCGGATCTAAATGTTTCATTATTCTTTTCGTTATCAGATGTAAATAAATTATAAAGCCAATCCTCTGGATATAAAGTTTTAGAGCTATTACTATCTTCTACTTTTGGATCTTCAATTATATTTAAATCTCCAGTAATATCATACCATCCTCTTTTATGCATATTCATAAGAAAAATATATGACTCTCTAATTACTTGAGATTTTTCTTTATTTGTTTTATAATAATCTAAAGAATCAGTAGCCAATCCACAAAAAAACATTATAATGCAAAATAAACCAATACCTGATATCATAATATTTCTAAACTCTTGTGCACCTGCATCTACATTAGAATCAGTATATGGAACTATTCTTCGTTTAGTATTAAAAAATGGGCTATTAAATAAAAATGAAATATATGCACTAGTTGGTACTTTTGTATCGTGGCTTATATCTTCTATATTTTTTTTCAAATTATTAATAATAATCTGAGCTTGAGGGTTTGTTCCTTTCCACATAAATGCATAAAACTTATAGCAGGTTATATTATTAGAATAAAAATTTACATAATACCTGAACATATCTTCTTTATTTTCATCTGGAGTATCTTTAAGAATTTGAGCTAAAGTTTTTCCTTTATTCTCAGTTTTACTTGCCATAGCTTTTATTTGTGTTTCTATGGCTTGTCCTCTTACTTTTAAATCATCAAGAAATTCTATAGCAACTTTAAAAGCATCTTGAGAGATTGAACCTGGCAAAGGTATATTCCAATACCGAATCATTTCATAAAAATTGGTAATAAATTTTTTAGACTGATAATCTCCTGTTAAAGTTAGCTCTTTGTTTTCTTCATGTATCCAATATTCAAATAACTTGATATGCTTCATATAGTTTAATTAATGTAATACTTATTTAACTAAGTATATTAAATTCTCTTCGTAATTTCTAACCAGTACAGCCTCTTGATTAAATTCCTTTCTGATACTATCAGCAACTTCATTTAAAACAGATGTTGGAACTCCAATGATTTCAACTGAAATAGATTTTTCAGTATATATGGTTCCGTCATCTGCTACGTATTTTCCATTAACAAAACTTCCAACAGTCATCCCAACACCTTTAAGAGATTCATGTTTTCTAAATATAGTTTCAATCTTTTTATTTACAAACATTGAATTTTTTATAGACTGAATTTTAGAATAAATGTAATTAATAAGTTTTCTTTTACTTAAGGAAACAGCATTTATTTCAGTAGAGAAAACGATAATCCCACCTTTATTTTCAAAATATTCAATGCTCGTTTCAGTTAATTCAAAATCTTCTGGAAAATCAAAATAAAGAGTTTCAGCTGAAGGATCATTACTTTTATCAATAGAGAAACTATTCATTTGTAAAGCATGAAAATAATTACGAGGAACTATTTCTTCGTACATTTTTTTTCCATGTATAAAATCTTTAAATGTGACTCTTAATAAATTTAAAAAACCATTTCTTTTCATAATATTGTTTGTTTTATTGTATATAATCTATTTGAAACACTTTTAATGATTGAAAGAGAATTACAACTTCCATTTCATTTTCAAATTTGTAATATGCACCCTTAAAAAAATGCTTTAGATTTTCAAAAAGTATATTATAATTTGAACTTCCTTTATCAACAAATTCTTTTACAGAATTATAAGCATTTGGATTTAATTTTTCAAATTCTTGTGGGTTCTTGTTATAAGATCGGATCGCATTTGAAACCTTTATAATATCTTTACCATTTACAAAACCAGTATATAAAAAATTACTATTTTCAACTATACTTCGTTCAGTTTTTTTTACATTAACATAGTAAAATACACGAGGAATATCTGAGCGTTTATACTCTCTCATTGACCATGACAATCTTTTATTTTTACTTTCCTCTGGAGAAAGAATAACTTCATTGCCCAAATCTAATTTAGTATAATGATATAACTGAACTTCGTTTTCTAGAGTAATGTCATATTGTAAATGCTCTACATTATTATGATAATGTTCATATAGTTTAAAATGTTTCACTATGATGCATAGATTTTTTGTTATATATCAAATGTTCGATATTAGGTTTGTATAAATTGTTTTCCCATTTAAAATACTCAATGCCATTTTTAATATAAGACTCATTACCGAAATGACCATACTTAGCTGTTTTTGCATAGATAGGATTTTTTAATCCTAAAGTTTCAATAATAGAATTAGGAGTTAAATCTTCTAAAGTAAAATCTTCAAGACCATATTCTTGACCAGTAACTGGATTGTATATTCTATATGAAACTGGATATTTTTCACCAATAGCATATGCCAATTGAACTTTAATCTTATCTGCTTCAGGGTGATTTTTAAGAGTAGTTAAAGCAATATGTCGAGCCATATATGCTCCACTTCTGTCAACTTTACTAGGATCTTTTCCTGAGAAAGCTCCACCGCCAATTTCACAGTCTGCTCCATATTGATCTACTACAATTTTTCTACCTGTTAATCCTGAATCAGAAACTGGTCCTCCGATATTCCAAGCTCCAGCAGGGTTAATAAAATATTTAGTAGTATCATCAAATAATTCTTGAATATGTTCAGGAAAACTTTCTAAAACATTAGGTAGAACCATAGCGTGAAAAAGATCTCGTACATCTTTTAAAGATAATTCTTCAGTATGACAGGTAGAAAAAACTACTGAATGTATGCTTTTTGCTCTACCATGTTCAAAATTTATAGATACTTGACTTTTCATATCAGGTCTAAAAGCATACTTATTATCAATACCTTCATATGCTTCCATAATAAATTGTTTTGCTAAATAAATTGGAAGAGGCATTTTTGTTGGTGTTTCATTTGTTGCATATCCAAACATAATACCTTGATCACCTGCAACAATATCTCCATTATCAGAAACAACTGCTCCATTAATCTCTGGAGATTGTTTTGAAATATCAAAAATTATAGAGCATGAATTACTATTAAATATATGTTCATTAGAATCATATCCTATATTTGAAATTGTTTTTCTAACAATGGACTCTAAAGAACTATTTCCTATTTGTGTATGCGAAGAAATTTCGCCAGCTATATAAACATTATTACCTTTAACTAAGGTCTCACATGCAACTTTTGCATTATGATCAATATTTAGGTATGCATCAAGTATAGCATCTGAAATTTGATCTGCTATCTTATCAGGATGTCCTGGTGAAACATATTCACTTGTCCATACATACGGATTACTATTCATTAAAAAACTCAAAAAAATATATAAAAATAATACATTTATCTAGGTATAAGGTCTAGATCTATAACTAAAGCTATTGCTAAAATGATATACATTGCAACCATAAAAGCTGTCAGAATAAAACTTACTTTAATAATTTCAACTAATTTTCTGTTAACCATTTTTTTCATTAAATTTTTAATAACAGTTCAAAACTAATAAACAAATCTAAATAATCCAAAATAATTTTTATTAATCTTTTTAAATAATTTGTTTGAGAATACATTATTTATTATGTTTGTATTAGATATTAACAATTAAGGAATTTTATTATGAAAAAGAGAGAAAATATTTATCTAAAAATTAAACGCCTCAATATGCTAGAGTCAGGAGCTTATGATGGACGATTTAAAACTAGAACAGTAGAAGATAAAAAGAAAAAGATAAACAAATATGCATGTAGGTTATATAAGTATAGTTAATTCTAATAACTATATTTAAGGAATCAGTATGGCAGAATATCAAAAGACAATTACTGGAATCGCAATCCATCCAAAAGATCAAGATTACTTTGTTTCTCTTAATGATGGAGTTGTAGTTTCTTTTTCTGGAAGCAAATCCAGTTTTCATGTTGCTATTAATAATGATCAAGAGTTCATCATTGAGTATGATCAAGCAATAGAAGTTGTTAAAGCAATGAAAATGCTAATTGAACAAAAAGGAGTTTCAGGTGAATAATATCAAACCGATGAATGCTTATTTAATAATAACTGAAGATGATAATGAAAATAAAAAGTTTGAACTATCTCTTACTCCTGTAGAAAATTCATCTAAGATTACTATTCTTCCTAATCATGTAGCCCAACATGTAGAGAGGGGTGGAGTTTTAAACTCTGATGATATACTTACCATAGTTAGTAATCTAAAAGATAAATCTGATGCATATGTATCTCTAATTTATATGACGCAGTCTATGATTTTAAGAAAACTCAATTTGCAATAACATTATGTTTTGTAGTAAAATAGTCAGGATTAACCTGACTATTTTACTATGAATGATTATATGTTATAATATTTTTATTAATATAACTATGTTTTACTTAATGAAGATCAGTTTAGATATATACTTACTACTAAAATAATAAAAAAAGATGCCTCATCTTGAGTTATTTGAAAAATGGTCACAAAAGTATAAACGAAGCATAGATTGCAAAAACCCTAAAGGATTTTCTCAAAGGGCGCATTGTGCAGGAAGAAAAAAAAGATTACGTATGAAAATAAAAAGTTTTGAATCTTGGGTAATTGAAAATTATAATTCTAAACACGGAAATAACATATCCGAGAAGTTATTGTTAAAAGAATGGGGGACTTACCGAAAACTTGTTGCAAAAGCATATAATGATTCACCATTATTTGATGAAATAGCAGTAAAACATTGGAAAGCCTTAAATATTTCTAATCATATTCTTTTCAAAAGATTATTATCTAAAACTCAAATTATATTAATATCTCAAGAAGATTCACAAGTAGGAACTACTTTAGATTTAGATGGTAATCTATTTGTAATCCAAAAGACAGAGGGTGAACCTTATATCTCACAACAAGATATGAAAGAACAATGGGAGAACACAGGTAGCTTGATGATAAGTGTTGACTATTCAAATCATCCAATTTTTACTGTTGCTGATAATGTTATATTTAGATGTGTGCATGATTTTATAGTTCATATTTTAGGTGATCATCCATTCGGAGATAAAGGAGAAATTGCTTCTTATAATAATCATGCGAAATTAGCTCCACCAGAAGCTTTACCTGCTTTATTTACAGAAGTTGTGGGTCAAGCGTGTTTTGCTGTGGAATACGGATTTTTCCCAGAACAGAAGATAGCTGTTTTACAAGGATTTGATTATACTCAAGTAGGTTCAGTAGAAGGATATACTATTAAAGATAAAGAAATAATAGGATGAAATATATTAAGTTATTTGAAGACTTTGATCCATATGAGCTTATGATGGTTACACCTCAGAAGAAAACTCAAATGATTATCGATGAACTTGCAAGTGGTAAACCAAATTTAACTCTAGTAAAAACTTTAATTACTATGGGTGCTGAACTTGATTGGAAAGATGACGATGGTTGGACGGTTTTGAATTATTCTGTAAGTTTCGGTAATATAAATTTTTGTAAGATACTATTAGAAGCTGGGGTCAATCCTAATATAAAAGATAATAAGGGATTTACAGCAATTCATTATGCTTCAAAAGATCGTAGAATTTATAATAGCACAGAATTCCTCAAAATTTTAATAGATGCAGGTGCTGAAGTTAATATAAAAGATAACACTTGGACATGGACGCCTTTAATGTATACTTTGCATCAAGATAATAATGAAGGTATTAAACTTCTTTTAAAAAACGGTGCAGATCCAAATATTCAGTCTGATAATGGAAATACATCTTTACATTGGGCTGTATTATTCTACTATAAATCCCCAGAGGCAATTAAATATTTATTAGATGCAGGAGCTGACCCAATGATTAAAAATGAAGATGGTAAAACTCCATTGGAATTGGCAAAAGATAATAAAGATCCAGAATTGATAGATTTATTCGATAATAATTAAATCGGCTTAAACTCTATAAATCTATATTTATCATGTACTTAACATTTCTAAAAACTATACAACGATAATAATAAAATAAACTAATAAAAAAATATTTGGATAATTCAATATTTTTTATTAGGTTTGTATCAGAAAGTAAACACACTTATGTAGAAGTTATTATTTATTAGTTTTATTATTTAAGGAACGTTATGAAAAAGATTATTATGCTTATCGCATTTGTAATGACAGTGGACACATCATTTGCTCAAGTTGATGCACTTAGTTCTATTGGGTGGAGGAAGGGAGTTCTAACTTCATATTGCGAAGAATATGACTTAATTCCAGATGAAGGAAAACAATGGATTTTACCTTGGAATGCTACCAGAGAAATTATTAAATATGCACTTGTTCGAGACGGTTATAGTATTGAAGAAACTGATTCTACTTTATCCTGGAAACACCAAAACTTATTAAAATTTGAAATTATATTTAATAGTGATTCTCAAATCAAAAATGTTGGAATTATTTTGATCGTGAAGTCAATTTCTGGAGTTAAAATAGCTGAGGCCCTAAAGAATAAATTAGAAATCATATATAAAGAAAAGGGAAAGATATATGCAAATGATGAAAAGTCCACATCTTATACATGGCTTAATACTAGTTGTGATAAGAATATTATGACTATGCTTACTAATAATATTGTAAATAAAGACACATATATAATTACTCAGTATTCTGGACGAATGAAATAATTCACATTTAAAGAGGAAGTATGTTAGTACCAAAAAACCCAATCACCTTGGATACAAAAAAATTAGATGGTAATGCTATTAATTTACTTTTAGCATTTTCAATCCAAGCACAACAAGAAGGATGGTTACAAGAAGAAATTAATATTGTAACATCTGAGGCAGTGAAAGGAGATTATAAAACACTCCTATCGATTATTCTACAACACACAACAAATGAATCTTTACCTAGTGAAGATAGCGAAGCTTTTAAAAATTAAAACGAATTTAGATACATATATTAAATAACTTAATCAAATGAAGAATATTATGAAAAAAATTGTAAAGATCGCATCTATTGCTGCACTTGCTATCGCTGTTGTTGCTGTTGTTAAAAATGTTATGAAACAAAAATAATATATTTTTAAAATCATTGAAGTTTAAGAAGTCTACTTATGGTAGACTTCTTTTACTATCCAGTTTAGGTAGTTCACATGGATATCTTAAGATCACATGCATTGATTCGTTATTATTGTATGAGAGAAAATATAGAAGTTATTAAAAGTAATATGTGGTCATTTGATCATAATGAACGATTAATAACAGAAGTATGGAGAAGCAAACCCACAAAGACCTGGTTATATTCAATATTACATGAATTGGGTCATATGATGAATAGATTCGATGACTCTTTTTCAGAACGAAATTGGAAGATACATGAACTTGGTGTAAATAAGCCTGTTGATAAAATAGCATCTTTCCAAATAATGAAAGATGAGATTGAAGCTTGGGATAGGGGATATAAGATTGCTTTAGAATTAAATATAGATATAGATAAAATTGAATATGATACAATCGCATCTTATTATTTATTCGAATATATTAAATGGATACCTTGTGAATATGATTATCTTAGATCAAATTAAAAAATTAAACTTTTTTTGTTTATCCTTTATAACATAAAACAACAAAATTCATTAATTCAGATCAAAAGAATATCGTAATTAAAATAATTTAACTTTAAAGAAACATGCAAAGAAAAGAACAAAACGTAGGTTATTTCTTCGGTGAACCAGTTTATGAAGGAATCAATAAAAGAAAACCACAAGACCCTTCAAAGGATGCTGGCAGAGATTTCGCAGTTTCTAAGATAAAGAAATCTGGTTTAATATATGAATCAAAATTTAATGATAGCTTCTTTATTATCAAAGGTATAAAAGGTACTATTGAATTTTATCCAGGTACTGGTTTTTTTACTTGTAAGAGTACTGAATATCGTGGGAAAGGTGTGGATACTTTAATTAAATATGCAAAGATCGGATTAATAAATTTTTAATTTTCAAGGAAAAAAAATGAATAAACCTAATAATTCACAAGGTAATCCAAACCAACAAATGCAACTGGATATTTCACTTGCAACTGATATATTGTGTGCGGAATGCGGTAATACCTTTTTTCAGCCAGTATTAATGTTTAAAAAACTTTCAGCAATTGCTTCTCCAAATGGTGAAGAAGTATTAATACCTATTGAAACAGCTATTTGTACAAAATGCGGAAACCTTAATGACGAATTTGATCCTACAAAAAAAATGTAAGTATGTATCTAATTGTTTAAATATTCTTGATAATATTTAAAGTATAAGTACCACATAATTTTTGAAATTTTAATTATTATTTAAAATACATCATGATATCATTTTTAAAAAAAGGTAAAGAAGCAGAATATCTTTTATGTGAACTCTTCAAGATTTTTGGAGAAACCAAAATGGCTTCTGAATATGAAGATATACACGAGCATTGGGATTTTTCATTTACTATCAATATTGATGTTAAAACAATGAAAAAACTTAATAGAAACGATGAAGATTATAATGAAGATATACATTGGTTAGAACTTAGAAATGTTCATGGAAAAAAAGGATGGGTTCACGGTAAAGCTCAAGTCATTGCATTTGAAACTAAGAAATCGTGGATATTAGTAGAAAGACCTAGACTTATTGAGCTTTTAGATTCTAAGATAATAGACAAAGAAAACTTTGTAACATCCCCAGAATTATACAGAATCTATAGAAGAAGTAATAGGAAAGATGCAGTAGTATTAGTTTTTACTAAAGATTTAAAAGATATTTCATTTCTTGATATAGACAAAGAAAAATTAGATAATAAATATAATAAAATGAAAGAACTTGAAAATATTTTGTAGTATAAATATAATTCTAAAGTTGTATTAAGAAAAACCCTATGTATAACATGTGGGTTTTTTCTTTTTATAATTACCTTACATTTAATATATATATATGTTACTATGCTATTAGTTTAAAAATAATAAATATATGATAACCTCATTTAAATCGTTTGAATTTTTATTTGAAGATAAGAATTATGTAGAATTATATAAATCATATTTCTCTGAATATACATCTACAGATGGAGTTCAGATGACTGATGAATTAGGTGAAGAAATATTAAATGCAGATCCGACTGAAAATAAAGAGTATCGTCAGTGGCTTTTTAATATGTACAAAAAATATGACTTCTCTGAATTTAAGATTGAACTAAGTAATGTCAAAGAACTTCTACGTATTTATAATTTGGGGAAACAACGTCTACCAATAGAGAATACATACAAGAATATAAATAATGCAAAGACTTTTGATGATCTAAGAGAAGTTACAAGTTACATTCAAGAAAATGAACTGCATATCTCAAAAAAAGAAAGATTAAAAGAAAAGAAAGCTAAAAGTAAGATTGCTATTCATGACGAATATATTGAAATACATGATGATCCTGAATGGCAGATTATAATCCCACTTACATATCCACAGTCTAGATTCTGGTGTGATGGTGCACAATGGTGCACAGCATCTCCTTCTAATGAAAGGGAGCATTACGAAACATATTCAAATGATTCACCTCTTTATATCTTTCATAATAAAAAGGATAAAATGTTAAATCATCAACTATTCCTTGGTGTAAAAAAGAACTTTGAATTTAAAGATTATAGGAATAGTGAAGTTTCCTTTGATGATTTTATCAAAAGCCACCCACAGTTTATAGAATCTCTTTTGGAGTTCTGGAAAACTAATAATCCAGTATTAAAAGATTCTCTCGGTTCATTTTTAAATAAATACTTACAAGATCCTAAAAAGAAATTTGATAGCATAGCAACAATGATTTATCAGACTGATCTGTTCTCAAAACTTTCAAGAAAAGATCTAGATAAAGTTTTGATTTTAGGATTAAAAACTCTCAATGAAAAAATTATTAAAACGTACTTTGATAAATATCCAGAAGCTATTAATGAAAAGTTAGAAAATGGATTGACTCCTATTATGATGTGTATAAGTTCAAAGTCTCCAACACTACCTTTAGAACAAGAAGATATAGAAACGATGAAAATGTGTAAGTATCTGATTTCTAAAGGTGCTGATGGTGCTGGAACAAAAGAACATGGAAAATCAAATATTCTTTTAGAGGCATTATATGAAAAGAAATATAAAACTCTTATCGTATTAAAGGATTTACCAAATTATGATAAAAGTTCAAAAAATTTAGAAGAAATAGAAAATAAATCTGCATTCTTCATATCATCAATAAAAATAAGCCCAAATGGAAGTGAAGATTCATTATCATATAAAGACTATTCAGAATTAATTTCATCGTTCATAGAAAAAGGAATGAACCTAAATGCTCTTGCTCCAGGAGCTAAAAGGTTTACACCAATAGTTTTAATCATCAGCAGATACATTAAAACACAAGATTCTAGCCTATTAGAAATAATTCGTCAGTTCTTGGAGTTCGGTTCAAATCCATGCTTGAATTTAGAAATAATAGAAGAAAATAAAATACCAATAGAAAGTATTCCATCAGTAATTTCTATTCTAACAGAATATAAAGAAAAAACTGGTTGCTAATATTTTTTAAAAGCAATATAATAAGTAAAATTATTTTCGTATATTAATATGTTAACTAAATATCAAAACTGTTAACTGTCTCATATATCTTGCATTTGGGATGTATGGGAACAAAAAAAGAGTCTCCTGAAAAGAAGACTCTTTTTTGTTTTAATTTAAATTATACTTATGAATATAATGTATCATCATTATTACTTTTGAAACAGGAAGTATTTAGCCTATTTTCAAATTTATCGAATCGTTGATTAATGTGACTAGTAAGAGAAGATTCTTTTGACTGTATATCTTCTTTTACAATATTCAAATCTCGTTTGAATTCATCAAACATTTTAAACATTTCCTGCCTATCACCTTCCATTATTTTCGAAAGACGATCCTGTGTTTTTTGCAAAGAATCATGCATAAAATTATTTAAATGCCTTAAATCTTCCTTCAGAGATGTAATCTCTTTACGATACTTTTGCACTCTCAAGAATGTAAATATAATGACACCAATCATAATCGATATCACTACACTAACAATCCCCAAAGTAAATGATTGTAAATCCATAGTGGATTACTCCTTTTTGAAAAAAAAATTTAACAAAATTAAAAAATTTACATAAATAAAAAAAATTTTGAAAAAACTTTTCTAAAAAGCATTTTTTTGAAAAAAAACAGAAAAAAAATAGATATATAATACTTACCATTAAAGTAATAAATTTAAACCTAACACTAGATAGGAAAGTATACATTAACGTATTATACTTTTTCTATTGTATATAGGTAATTAAAAGTTTACACTTTTGAAGGACAAAAAAGCAGCAAACGAGTCATTGGCTAAATTCTTCCTCACGAACTACAAAAATTAAAAACGGTAATAACTAATCTTCAAATTTGAAAGACTATGAAGGTGAAGTGTATTCTATTGGCTTTAACGTTTAAAATAATCTGATATATCAAAAAAATAAGATAAAGTTTATATGTATCTAATCAATATTAATTAATGATTAGTATATGTTGAATTTTTCTTATAAAAATTAATCAATTAATATATGATTAAACAATTGGAATTGGGAGACATCGACAATCTTCTTGCGATCTTAAAACAAGACTCGCTCAGATCATCTGAGGGTACTTATCCTGACATAAGTAGTACTCTGAACTTTATAACAGATACTGAGTGTTTTGCTTTCGGATTGTATGAAGAGGGAAGTATCTTAGTTTCTGTGTTACTGGCTGAAAGACTATCGTACGATGGATGTATGTTGTGGTATATTGCAACAGATCCAGCGAAACAAGGCAACGGTTATGGAAGTAAAATATTAAATTATTTCGAATCCCACGTTAAAGAATTTGGAATTAAATGGATTTTTCTTAATGCTACTGAAAACTCATTAAAATTTTATGCAAAACATGGCTTTAAAACATCAAACTTTTCTAAAGTATACGAACATAACAAATTTTTATAAATTACTATTTATATAAATTAAGATAATATTATAGCATATGATGAATACATAAATCATATGCTATTTTTTTATAAGTAATAAAAATTGATACTCAATAAAACATATATAATTTCAAAAACAATATCAGATGGCACAATTAAATGCTAACACTCCTAATATACAATGTTATATCAGAAAGGAAATAACAGGTTATGAAAAACATTTACAGGGATATATCTTTGGGGTGAAATCTATGATAAATTATCCAATGTTATTTCACTTTCAAAGTGAACTTGGAGCAGTATTTTGGAATATACCAATCAATGCATTCTTTCATAAAGAAAATTTTGATATTTTGTCTTCAAATGAACAAACTAGATTACAATTGTTACAAACTTGGGATTGTCAATCTAGTGCTATATCAACATGTTGTTTTAAATTTTTACAACATAAAAGAGTAGATGTATTTTGTAGAGATAAGAAATGGCGTAGTGGTATTTATCATTTTACCATTGATGACTATTATACAGATGTAAATGAAATACATGTAGGATATTCTCAAGATATGGATAGTAAATGCTACCAATTTATAGAATTAGAAGATGGCAATTTTTGCATACAACCTAATAATTTATTAAGATGGCATAATCCAGACTTTATCATCCCTTATGATAAAAATAATCCTCCCAAAATTAAAATTGATAATCCTCTAAGATCAAGTGAAGACATTGATAGAAGTTACGGTAATACAGCTTACTATTTTTATAATCATGAGATTGAATAAATTTTTTATATAGTTTTTAAAAACTTTTATTACTATATTTGTATAAATTATTAAAAAGAAAATATATGAAGTATATAAGCAGCATTATTCTTCTCTTCTTCCTCTCTCTTTTTCCAGTCTATGCAAAGGATACAAAATCTAAGTATGACTACTTTTTTAAAGTAGTTAATACATATATGACCTCACCTTGTATTAAAGACCTTGAAAACCCTGCGAGGGATTCTATTCAAGCTATAGCTTTTTTACGAGACTTATCCAAGAAAACTGGTGTCAAGTTAATAAAAGTAAAAAGAAATAATTCAAAAGAAAAAGAGTTTATAATTTATCATAAAGACAAAGCATATGAATGGAGCCTTTGGGTCGCTGTAGGAAGTAAAGGTATATCACATATTACCGAAACTTGGCAAACTAAGAACGAGGAACTACTGAATCAAAAATTGTTCCATGTTTTATTAGATTCCTATGATTCATGGGGATATCCAACCGAAGAGAATGAAGATAATACATGGGTATCTTGGGATAAAAATAAATATGGATGTGGTAAGCTTATAGTTACATTAGAGTATAGTACATATACTTTTGTTTCAAGAAGAATAGACTTTTCAGGTAATTAAAATGTTTCTATTAATGGATACATATGGGTGATCATAGGAAAAATATTGTAAATAAACTTGGGCTTCCTGAGTGGGTAGCAAACGCTGTGCATGAAATTTCTCCTACTAAAGAATCCTTTTTACTTGCAAGGTACGTAAGAGACGAAGCAGTTCGCAGAGGATTTTGTGATAAAACAAATGAATCAGTAAAGAAAGGATTCTACTCTGACTCCAGTTTTAGATTTAAAATGTCTTATAGAACAGATGTTTTTTCTCCTGATAACTTTGAAGAAGTTAAAGATGATTTAATAAAAATGAAAGATACTTTACATATTAAACAAAATTAAATAAATAACTATAATTAAATAGATATTTTTATGTGAGAATGTCATATCTTTTTATTGTGTTTCTACTAAAACATAAATAATAAATATTATGGAAATGTGAGATGCAAGAACTTTGGGAAGATTTTAGCGAGCGATATAAAGTTTCTAATTTTGGAAATGTTGATAGCTTTAATTATCGTGGTACAGGCAAAAGAAAGCGAAAAATACCTAGTATTAATAATACCAGGGGTTATATGCGAGTTGGTTTATCGTTTAATGGTACAGAAAAAAAATATTCTGTACATAGATTAGTTGCTATTTGCTTTATACCTAATCCAAATAATTACAAACAAGTCAATCATATCGACGGAAATAAATTAAATAATCATGTTAGCAATCTTGAGTGGTGCACATGTAAACAAAATATAGATCATGCTAAAAAACTTGGGTTAAACGCTAAAGGCGAAAAAAATGGAAGTGCTAAAATAACTGAAGCCATTGTTATAGAAATCTTTCGTTTAAGAAATATAGAAAAATGGACTCAACAAAGAATTGCGGATCATTTTGGGATTGGTCAACAGCAGGTAAGCAGGATTTTAAGAAGAAAGTTTTGGAAACATGTAGAAATAAAATAAAATAAATAACTATAATTAAATAGATATTTTTATGTGAGAATGATATGAATGTATTAAGTTTATTTGACGGAATGAGTTGTGGGCAGATTGCTTTGAATCGTGCTGGAGTAAGATATGATAAATACT